CAATACGTAAACTAACGAAAACCAAACATCTTACGTATTGCTCTGCTGTGCCGTGCTGTGCTGTGCTGTGCTGTGCTGTGCTGTGCTGTGCTGTGCTGTGCTGTGCTGTGCTGTGCTGTGCTGTGCTGCGCTGTGCCTGCGCTGTGCTGTGCTGTGCTGTGCTGTGCTGTGCTGTGCTGTGCTGTGCTGTGCTGTGCTGTGCTGTGCTGTGCTGCGCTGTGCTGTGCTGCGCTGTGCTGTGCTGTGCTGTGCTGCGCTGCGCTGCGCTGCGCTGCGCTGCGCTGCGCTGCGCTGCGCTGCGCTGCGCTGCGCTGCGCTGCGCTGCGCTGCGCTGCGCTGCGCTGCGCTGCGCTGCGCTGCGCTGCGCTGCGCTGCGCTGCGCTGCGCTGCGCTGCGCTGCGCTGCGCTGCGCTGCGCTGCGCTGCGCTGCGCTCTGCCGCAGCAATACGTAACTGAACGAAGTAATATCCACAAAACCATTTGCCATTGTTGAACCTGCCACCGCCCAGCATCGAACAAATTAAGCGGAACAGCTTCGACTTCGCGCTGAGTTTTCGTTGAATTTGTCGACTTGGTTGGCCTTGACCAGCAGGTGCAACAATGCATGCCACCTGCCTGAGTTTAATAAATGTCGGCTTAACAGTGCCTCTGGACTGCTGAATTTTCGTTCAGGTAGTGCAGGCAGGCGGCGGATTTCGAGGTGGGAGGAGGAATGATTCCGCAAGGGAGGGAGCGCTCCAAGTGCGCGGTGTCGCAAAAATACTCCTAGGAGCAAGGATCACCGAGTAATCAAGGAAGATCCACAAATCGCTTGGGGACAGGGGGTTGAGGGCTCCCAGTGTGCGGTGTCGCGGCCCGTGGTGCATCATCCCCCGTCCTCGCCTCAAGCCGATGCCCCTGACGAGGGATGGCAGCGAGGGCGCGGGCAGGACGACGGGACATGGGAAGGGCGGTGTCGAATGTGCATGTGCGCGCGCACGCTGAGCAACACGAAAACTGAACGCCTGCAAAAGTTTACGATTGCTGACAAGATGGCGTGCAATAAACCGCAGCGCACTCCTAATCACCCGACCAAATCACATGTAGTCAAGGCGTGTGAAGGAGGACAAGAAAAGATCATTCGCTTTGGTCAGCAGGGCGTCCAGGGAAGCCCTAAGAAGGAAGGGGAGTCAGAGGCGTACCGCAAGCGTCGAGAAAGCTTTAAGGCCCGGCATGCTCAGAACATTAAAAAGGAAGAATGTCTGCTGCCTGGTGGAGCTCAACTGTAAAATGGTAGAATAAACCAAATGGTAGTTATGCATGAACAGGGAAGTTGTTAAGGGTGCTGATGGTCGTTATTACAAGCCTTGCCTAGAATGCAATGAAAATACAAAGTTATTTAAGAAAAAACTATGCAGAAGAATCTCTGCGTTTGAAAAAACTTTGCAAAAAATGTAGCAATCAAAAAACTGAAAATTGCCATAGAGGGTGGCACAGAGGAATACGGATAAGCTGGTTCAATAAATTTAAAGTATCCGCAGAAACAAGAGGCTTAGAGTGGGTTCTTTCAATGGATGATGTAGCGGATTTATATGAAAAACAAAAAGGAAAATGCGCTTTAACAGGTTGGGATATAACTTTTCCGGAGATAGCCATCCTTCTTTCTCCTGTAGCATAGACAGAATTCAAAACAACATTGGCTACACAAAAGAAAATATTCAATTGGTTGAGGGTAGGGTAAACATGATAAAAAACAAATATACTCAAGAATTTTTCTCGAAGTATGTAAGGCGGTAGCCGCGCACAAGAGCTAAAGTGGTGACGCCAATTTCATTTCATCATGGCAAACCCCAAGTCATCTTCATCTGTAAAGCTCTGAGTCCAAGCCCAAGAAGACGCGTCAAGGCCAGGGTCAGAACAGCTTGCCTAACCACGGACGTAAAAAGATGCGCGGCCAAGGTAAATAACAGTTGTATTTTTAAGTTGTGTAATATGGAAGTACTTGTTGTACTCCCATGTCCAATCTGAAGGAGGCTGTTGCCTTAGTTCGTAAATACGAAGGCTTCAGTGAAAAGGCATTTCCTTCAGGTGAAGATGGTATTTACACCATCGGATATGGCACACAGTATTATCCTGACGGTTCTCCCGTCAAACAAGGCCAGTGGTGTACCAAAGAAAAAGCTCTGGGAGTATCTAATTTGTGAAGTAAAAGCAATTTGCGGCTTGCTTGCTGATCTTCAAATTCATTTGGACAACTCCGTTGAGCAGGCATTAATTTCTTTTATACATTCCATTGGCTGGAAGGCATTCCTTTACAGTAATGTCGTTGATTGTATTCAGCATGGCGACTGGGCCGGCGTTGCAGAAGAGATCACGCACTGGATTTTTGATGAGAACCACAGGGTCATCGGTGGCCTAATCGAACGTCGGCGGGAAGAAGTTGAGCTACTTTTGCGTGAAGTTGATGACAGCCCCTGGTCCTCAACTGAAGTTTTGATCAAGGCTTTCCGTAATTACACCGCTGCTCCGCATCAAATCAAAGCTATTCGACAGCTGGAGGATAACGTCAATCCTTACGTTTTAGCCGAATTTGCTAACGCATTCAAGGTTGATGAGGATCCTTGGTCTTTAATTGGTTCAGAAGAACTTGAATCTGTATTCGCCAGCTAGCATTAAAATAGTTTTAATCCGGCCATGAAGAATGCAATGGAGAGATCAGTGGAACCACGGGAGTTTGAGTTGCCCCTGGAACTTCAATTCTCAATGCGTAAGGCCGAAATGGTTGCCAGGGAGATGACCTGGGATGAGTTGTATGCCGCCTGACTCAATCTCTACCATCAACGTCTGATGGAGTGGCAAGCAGTCAAAGAAATCCTGGCAGACGAAAATATCAAGCTGGACTTTGACGTTCCAACCGATCTGGAATTAGAAGAACTTGCCGCCGCCTGCGCGTTCTACGAAGACGGCGACGATGAAGATGACGAGCTTCAGCCGTTCTGAATATCGTCTAACGCAATCAAACGGTCCAGGTACCAGCGTGCCTTCTTCAGGGATTCCGTCCCACCTTTATGCTTCTCACGCCACAAGTACTTAACGACATTCCCCTTTAGATAACCTCGAAATTCTTCTAAGGTCTGCTGGGCTTCGATTGATTCGATGCATTCGATCCCGCCATCGGTGTAGTGCGATGGGTGGTTCACAAGATCTTCTTGCACGTTAGGGCGTCCTTGGATCGTAAAGACGGGATTGTCATTGCTGGCCCAGGGTACCGGGCACATCCCGTCTTTGCAACCGCCAAAATTAAAGAGATCGGGAGAAGGATCAGCTTCTATCGGCGCAAACCACGCCGTTTGAGCGATTCCTCCTTCATTTCCTCGCTTGGACCCTCCAGTTCCAAAACTAATGCTTTCGGTTTCGGGCTGGCTCCCATTGCTGCTCCCTCCTCCGCCGAAGGTATATACCCCGTCAAGCCCGGACGGCGACCCTCCGCTAATGACAGGTTCTGTCTCTCGTTCCCTTCTTGACATGCCGTTAATCCACGGTTGTACATGTCATATAAGGGTACATCATTTTCTTCGTTTGCGAGAGGTTGACCAAAATCCTCTTCTGTCAAACAACGGCACTTAACTTCATCTTGTACGAACGCATCTAAGAACGATGCTGCATTATGCATCATTTCAAGCACTGGGACTACTTCTTTTACAATAATACTATGGCAAGATTCTTCGATCCCAACTACGATCCAAGGCAAGATTCTGGTAGCTCAGGCTCAAGAGATTACCGACCTGCATCCGGAACGTAATTACGACACGGACTTACGTCGTATCGCTGAATCTGAGCGTCCTGACATTGAAGCAATCAATAACGACCAGGGCCGTATCCGCCGTTTTTTTAAGGCTGCCAAGACAGCAAACAAATACCGCCAGGAGGCTTACATTGATGAACCCACCATTCGTGGTGAAACACCCAGGTCTCCTGCCATCATCAATGGCGCCGAAGTCCCCAGTACAGGGGATGAGTATGGCACAGTAGGTAGCGTTGGTTACGCCAAAAAACCGCAGCCGCAATCAGGAACATTTTACGGGTTTGGTGCTTTCGGTTAGTGCCAGCTGTCGCTAAAATCTTCTAAATCCAGCGCATCTTGCATCTGGCCCAGTAGCTCCTGGAGCGTATTAAGAACCCAATTCACGTTCTCAGTACGGAATCCGGTCAACGAACCGGCCAACTCTTCGTTCTTTAGGAAGACCACCTGATCTTCCAGGATCTGCAGGATGTCAATGCGTTGCTCAAGATTTGTGCGATCCATACTCATGCCTTGGAATACACAACTTCTTGAGCCTGGTTCTGATACTTGCCCTTCCGGTCTTGGTACGACACCTCACAGGGAGTGCCGCGCAAGAACAACAGCTGAATGATGCCTTCGTTTGCGTAGATGCGGTTGAACTGACCAGTGGCGTTACTGATCTCCAGGGTCAGGTAGCCTTCCCAACCAGCCTCTGCCGGAGTGATGTTGGCGATGATTCCAGAGCGTGCATAGCTGCTCTTGCCCATAGCAATTACAGTCACATCCTGGGGCAGCTTGAGCCGTTCTTCTGCGACTGCCAGGCAGTAACCATAAGGAGGCAACAGGAAGTACTTGCCCTTCTCGTCTTCCAATAGTTCGGAGTCCGATAGGATTTTGGGATTGAAATCTTTAGGATCCGATACACCTTCTTGGATCCGACCAAAAATCAGACACTGCTTGGGCGACAAGCGGATGTCATAGCCATAGGAGCTGAGTCCATAGCTCAAGATTCGGCGCCCGTCCTCTTCATTGATGAGATGATCATTGAAGGGCTCGATCATCCCTTGTTCCAGGGCAAATTTCTTGATCTCAGCGTCGCAAAGAATTCCCATGGATTCCATTAATCGTCTTTAACTATACCGAACTCAGTAGATAACGCGGCCAAATTGCTCGTATGTTTCAATGAATTTCATGGTTGCAGCTGCTGAGTTTGTTTTTGGTTGCAGATACACCACAAATGAGCTGCAGGTCTTATGCTCCCCAATCCCTTCGCTGGTGTACTTGATCAAACGGGGCACTGTTTTCAAGAAACAAATGGGAAAGTCAAAAATCTTCTGTTCGTATCGAATCATGTCCGGACAGTTGGTGAAATAAATGGCCTGCTCAACTTCATCCGCCAGCCACTTCTTATACAGCTGCCGGAACCACACAGCATGGGACGACACCAGGGTTGGGGATGAAGCCCTGGTCATCTTCCATTTATCCAGGCGCTTGTCAAAGAAGTAGCAACCGCTTGGCGGGAAGAGGTACACACGGCCAAACCATTGCTGGGCATTAAGCCCATCTTGTTGTGGACCAAAGAAATGCCCAGCCTGGACATATTCCTGTGCAATTTTGGAGCTAGCGGGATCAAGGTCAATCCCACCCATCACCAGGTTGGCCGCCTGGACCAACTCTGTGGGGGTGATGAGTTCTAAATCTTCTCGCCTGCCGGTGACGCGCCGTACCGTCATGCCGCGTCCACAACCTTGTTATAATCTATTTCCAAATAGCGAATGCCCTGGTCATCATTGATGATGTAACCAGCTTTTTCCTCTGGATCAATCTTTTGAGCCGCTTCCAGAATGCGGCGGAATGTTTCCACCAGATCGTGGTTATTGTCTCGTTCCATCGCTTCTTTTGCGCTGTTGAGTTCTTCCAGCGTCATGTAAACTACCCCCCGGTCTTGATTGGGTTGGAAGCACATAACCCCTGGGCCTTCTGCTTGCCAAAACTTGAAGTACATGGCGCCCATGTCGCCAAGGATGAAGTCAACCGTTTGGTTGAGCATCTTTGCCTTGGTGTCGTCTATCTCACCCTGCAAGGCGTCATGGATTAGCTTCTCTCGACGGTTCATGTTCGATCAACCCCTGGCGGACAAGGGACTCTAGGAGTTTAGGGAGCGGCTTATAGATGACAACCAACTTGCCAAGGTTGCCGCGTTTCTTTACAAGCTTACCGGTTTCGTCCCGAAGTTTGTCAAATTCTCCAGATCGGATAAGGTATTCGGCCACGCAACGGAGACGGCGTTTGAGGGGCAGCTCTGCCTGGGGAAATTTCCCACAGATTGTGTCAGGGTGCATGTCAACAAAAGCCAAACGCAACCGATTGGCTAGTGTCATACCGAAATTAACATCTTCTTCTTCATAATTCCGTACGTTTTCTAGGTATCGACGCAAGCACCCGTCATCGAAAGAACCAATCGGCGGAAGAAAATCCTCAACTTGCCGGAACAACGATTCAGGCAGCAGTTGCGAACAGTTCTCAACAGTGAGGGCAAACAGGTCCAATCCCTGGAAACGATTGGGAATCATTCAAGTTTCTCCTGTGTTGTCTGGTATTTCCGGCCATAGAAATCAGACAAATCAATCTCTTTATTTTTTGAGAAGGACATCACCAGTTGGTTCCAGGGGATGCGGATGACTGCTTTTTTGCCAGCATCAGGAGCGATGTTGACGTAGTGAAGACCCTCCGTCCAACCCTTCTCAGGTTGCCTTCGGCCAACAGCAATCCAGTTCCTGATGCTTTGATCCGACACGGATAGGCGCCTGGCACACTCTTCAGTAGATATGTACTCATCCGCAAAAGCCTGCGGATTCATGCGGTCGGTTTCTTGCGTTTGATACCGGCTATGCCACATGGAAGCCAGGATGTTTTTGACACCCTTAAGTTCATGAGCAATATCTTCTAAACCCTTACGGATTCCAAATGTTGCCATCGTGTCAAACGTTTTGTTTAGATGCTAGTGTGTGGGAAAACAATTTGCATCACCATGGAAGATCAGGTTCCTTCCAGTAATCCTCCTCAATTCCAAGGCTTAAAGGAGCCTCCGATTCCTGGTGGGATAACCCCTGAGTTGCTTGAGCAGATGAAAGCCCGTGCGCGGGAAGAAGCCATTCGGATGACCATTCTCCAACAGCAGGCTGAAGTTCAAAAGCAAGAGGACTATCCCATTGCACAGCCAGAGGTTCCATCCAGGTTTCAGTTTCCACCTCAGCAACCTCAAGTTGTATATGTCCGCCGGAACCTGACGGTTGCCGAGCTAATCTTGGTTTTTGTAATCTCTTGTGGTGTAGTCACCGGGCTACAAGCAGCCTGGAACTTTGCATCCAACAACTTACCGAGGATTGAAATTAAAGCCCGGTGAGGTTGAACACACTGCGACTATAATTCATTTTATTGGGTTATGTGATTTAATAGGTGGCTAACAGACGGATATCTGAGTTACAAGAACTCGCAGGTCTCGACTTAGCCGATAACGACCTGTTTACGGTTGTAGACACCGGGGAAGTTGACCCTGCAGATTAAAAATAAGAAGCTAACAATATCCGGCACCAAGGCATATCTTAACGTTTATTACCTGCCTAGAACCGGTGGAACCATCAGTGGTTCTATCAGTGTTCAGGAAAACGTCACTGTCACCAGTGGTCTGACGGTTTCTGGCGCCACATCCCTCAATACGCTTGCCGTTAGTGGCGGTGTAACCTTCACCAGCCTTACGGTTCAAAACAATTTAACCGTTAGCGGTAATATCAGCGGTAACACAATTACCGGTAATTCAGCAAACTTCAGCACCGTTACAGGTCTATCAGGTGTTTTTGCATCTCAGCTTTCTGGGGCAACAATCACCGGTAATACTATCAATGCAACCAGTGGTATTTTTCAGCAGGTCAACACCGTTAATGCTGTCGTCAATACAAACTTAAACATTGGCAATATCCTTGCTGTAACAGGTGTTGCCACCTTTCAGTCCAACGTTCGAGTTACTGGAACCCTTAGCGGCCCCCATAACAGGCACGAGCGCCAACTTTACCAACATCACTGGTAGTGGCATTGTCGGCACCACCCAGATCTCTGGTGCCACCATTACAGGTGACATTGGACGTTTTGCTCAACTCACAGCTGTACCAGCATCACTGGCAGTCCGGCACTTCGGTTGGCACTCACCGCAGATGCATCCGACGTTGCTGTCGCTTACTGGTGCAGCATTACAGGCGACACCGATACACCCAACTAACTGGAATTTCCGGAGTGTTCACCTCCCAGTTGTCTGGGGCAATCATCACTGGTGACACAGGACGTTTTACACAACTCACTGGAATCAGTGGTGTCTTTACCAGCCAAGTTTCTGGTGCAACCGTCACCGGTAACCTGGGCCAGTTCACGAATTTAACTGGGCATTGCTGCAGGATTCACTCAGCGTCACTGGTGCAACAATTACTGGAACCCGAGTCCAAGCTGATAGCGCAAACTTCACCACCAGCTTGACCGGCGTCACGATCACTGGCACTACAGCCAACTTCCAGTCAGGTGTGTTGCACAACCCGCGTCTCTGGCGCCACCATCACAGGTGATACAGCACTGGTTACCCAAATCACCGGAGTCAGTGGCGTCTTTACCAGTCAGGTTTCGGGCCTTGTAATCACTGGAAATACCGCTAATTTCACAACGCTTAATGCGGTAACGGCAACGGTTGAGACTGGAATTGTTAAGCAAAACATTACGGTCACAGGCAATATCAATACCAGTGGCACTCTCTCTGTTGCGCAAACCGCAACAATTGCGTCTGGGCTAACAGTTACTACCGGAACAATTTCTGGCGTTACCTTTACAGGAACCACAGCTCAGTTCACTCAGATCACTGGCATCTCAGGTGTTTTTACCAGTAATATCTCCGGCCAAACAATTACTGGCAACACAATCAACGCCACGACCGGTAACTTTGGCACGCTCGTCACCAGTGGCCATACGGTTCAAGGAAACCTGACCGTTAGCGGCAACCTGTCGGTTCTTGGTTCTGGTGCATTTGCTTCTGGCGTTACGGTCACAGGAACCTTAAGCGGCACCACCGTTACCGGCACTGCCGCTCAGTTTACGCAGATCACTGGCATCTCGGGTGTTTTCACAACTCAAGTTTCAGGTGCAACCGTAACCGGCAACCTGATTCAAGGCACCGATATCACGGGTATTGCTGGCGGCTTTACTACGCTCACAGGTGCAACCGTTACAGGCACAACAGCCAACTTTCAGTCCGGCGTTTTTACAACTCAAGTTTCTGGTGCAACTGTTACAGGAAACCTTGGTCAATTCACAAACTTAACTGGTATTGCTGGTGGTTTTACAACACTGACCGGAACCACCGTTACAGGAACAACTGCCAATTTCAGTTCAGGTGTTTTTACAACTCAGATCTCTGGAGCAACAGTCACTGGCAATCTTGGCCAGTTCACCAATCTGACAGGTATTGCTGCTGGATTTACCACAATCACAGGGGCAACAGTTACCGGTACAACAGCAAACTTCGTTGCCGGAAATTTCACAACCTCTATTACAGGTGCCACGGTTACCGGTACAACAGCCAACTTTGTTGCTGGTAATTTCACCGACAAGTCTGACTGGTACCACCATTACCGGTACTACTGCAAACTTCAGCAGTGGCGTATTCACCACTCAGCTTTCTGGTGCCACAATCACTGGTAATAACATCGTTGCCACTTCAGGTCAGTTTGTATCTGTTTCTGGAGATACGTTCACAGCTGGAGGCGCGGTATTTGTCAGTGGCTCTGGCGATGTACGCCCCCGTGGTTTGTTCTCGTTCCCAACAACTGTTGGTACCGCTGGTTTTGTTCTTTCTACAAATGGAAATGGCACAACATCTTGGGTAGTCCAAAGCGGAGGCGGCGGTAGCTCAGTTACCACAATCATGCAAAGCAAGATTATCATTGATGTCAACTTTGGTTTAACTTCTGGGTATAACGGTTTAAGTCAAGGACCGGTGACAATTGCCTCTGGTTTTGCAGTTGATGTCCCTTCGGGTTCTCTCTGGAACATCCTTGTGTAGAATTGATTTAAACTAGAAAGTAAGACCAACAGGGAAACAGTAATGGCTTACGGAACCCTAAAGATTGATAATATTACGTATACCAATGCAGGCGGTTGACGCCAGCACAACTGTTAGCGGTCTTGTTCAAGGTCAATTTCCTAACTTGACAATCACAGGCACCATCTCAGGTGCTACTATTACAGGTAATACCGGTAATTACACAACCCTTACTGCTGTTACTGGAATCTTTACCAGTACACTCAGCGGCGCTACAACAACGGGTGTTACTGCCAACTTCCAATCCGGCGTTTTTACCACTCAAGTTTCTGGCGCCACTGTTGCCGGCCCAACTCATACAGGTACGACAGCCAACTTTGTTGCTGGTAATTTTACAACTTCAATTACGGGTGCAACAGTAACTGGCGGTATTGCTAATTTCAACAGTGCCAACTTTACCGGCCCGGTTACAGGTGTAACTAGTTCGCGGAACAACAGCTGACTTTTTGTTTCTGGTACGTTTACAACCCGTGTTTCTGGTGCAACCGTAACCGGCACGAGTTTTGGTGTTGGTACTGGTGGTATTACATTCTCCGACGGAACAACGCAAACAGGGGCGGTATCTACGGCCAATCTGGCAACCCTTACAGGGGCTCAAACCTTCACTGGTGGTCAACGGGGTTCTGTTGTTAGCGTTTCTTATGCAACCGGCATTGCACTCAACTTAAGCTCAGGGCAATAATTTCCAAATCACATTAACAGGCAACACAACCCTTCAAAATCCCACCAACTTGGTTTCTGGTCAAGCAGGTATAGTTACTATCATTCAGGGTAGTTCAGGTAACACCATGTCCTTTGCTACGGGCTGGCAATACCCAGGGGGATCTGGAAATACACCCTCTTTAACATCTTCAAGTGGAGCTGTCGATTTGTTGGTATACTACGTTAAAGATACAGCAAGTGTTGCTTATCGTTTAGTTCAAGACATTAAGGCTTGATTTTTTATGTCTGTTTTAAACACTTCAGCAGCCATTGGTTTTCTTGCTGCTACGCCATCATCTGGTGGTGGATATTCTATCTCGAGGTCGCTACGTTTCAACAGTAGTGACAGTGCCTACTTGTCTAGAAATCCTGCTTCTGCCGGAAATAGAAATACATGGACAGTTTTCATGCTGGTTAAAACTTGGCTGGCAAATTATTAGATGGAACGTCTAGTTTTTCAGTTTCAACAACTCTAGTGGAAACACCGGATTGGCGATTAGGCGAGCTGGAATTGACGATCCGTTGGAAATAGGTTTCTTACTCAATCTGGTGCAACAGTTCCTTTAAATTTAGTCACGACACAAGTTTTCAGGGATCCATCTGCTTGGTATCATCTTGTTTTCTTTCTTTGATCTTGGCAATGCCACTCAAGCAGACCGCGCTCAAATTTTTATAAACGGATCACGCATAACTGCATTTTCTACAAACACAAATACAATTAGCACATCTTCGGTTGGACGTGATATTAACAACAACAGTCGATCATTACATTGGTTTCGGTAGCATATCCAGTACGTAGATGGCTACTTAGCTGACATTTACTTTATCGACGGCCAAGCACTAACCCCCACCAGCTTCGGTGAGTTCGACGCCACCACGGCATCTGGCAGCCCAAGGCATACACCGGCAGCTACGGCACCAACGGCTTCCACCTGCCGATTTCGCGGATAACAGCAGCAACACCGCCACCACATTAGGGAAGGACACTTCTGGCAACGGCAATAACTGGACGCCAAACAATCTCAGCGTCACCGCAGGTGCAGGCAACGACTCCCTCGTAGACTCCCCCACTAATGGCACCGCATCCAGCGGCGGCGATGCTGGTGGAACCGTGGTGGGGAATTATTGCGACGTTGAATCCGCTTGGCATAGGCAGCAAATCATGCTGTATCTAACGGCAATTTAGATCTTACAGCTAGCTGATGCAACATTGGAGCAGTACGATTAGCACTATTGGCGTTTCAGAGCGGCAAATGGTACGCAGAATTTACACTTATCCACGGTCGAATAATACCAACCGGTTGGCGTTATTGGCATTGTTCCGCCTTAACGGTTCTAATCAAAACTGGGAAGTAAGCAGACAGTCTGTAGATGGCTACAATAGCGGCAGCTACAATGGAACATATCTGCTAGATGGCACTCGTGTCTTACTGGCTAACCATTGCGTCCAGTAGGCGATGTTATTGGTGTTGCCGTTGACGCTGGCAAGATTTAGTGAACGTTCAACATACATAGAATGGCAAGCTGGCTGATCTTGCTACTGGACATATACACGTACACAAATGTTTCAGGCAGTTGGTACTTCATGTTGTTGCAGTGCAAGTAGTTCTCGAGTCATTGATTGCAACTTCGGCCAACGCCCCTTCGCCTACGCCGCCCCCAGCGGCTTCAAGAGTCTCAACACCGCCAACCTGCCCACGCCAACGATCCTGGCGGGCAATACGGCGTTCGACACCAAGCTCTACACCGGCAACGGCAGCACCCAGACGATTAGTGGGCTTGCCTTCTCGCCTGACTTTGTGTGGATTAAAGCAAGAAGCGGTGCTACATCGCGCATCATCAGCTTACGATGCTGTTCGTGGCGCCAGCTAACGTTCTTAGTCAAATCCAACAAACGCAGAGGCATATAATGCTACAGATACTGTTACAGCATTTAACAGCGACGGATTTAACTTCGGCGGTGAACGCTGATCAACAAATGGTTAATGGCATCACCTACGCCGCCTGGTGCTGGGACGCGGTGGCAGTCCAACGGTCCACCAACACCCAGCAGGCAGCATCACTTCTACGGTGAGGGCGAACGCTAGTGCGGGGTTCAGTGTTGTTACTTGATACCGCGCAGCAGGTCTCAATGCTACCATTGGCCACGGACTTAGGAGTTGCTACCCTGCTTTGATTATTACTAAAAGCAGAGAGCTAGTGCGGACAAACTGGGTTGTTTATCATCAAGTCTTGGCGGAAACTACAGCATTTGCTTTAATTACTACAACGACGCTACCAGTTCTAGCGTATTAAGTTTGGGGTCATCGGCTCGCCTACCTCAACTGTATTTAGCTACAACAGACAGCTATCGTCATATGATCAGACTGGCAACTATGGTCGCCTACTGCTTCGCCCCAGTATCCGGGTACTCTACTGCGTTTGCAGCTAGACCGGCAATGGATCAACGCAGATGGACCCGTTTGTGTATTTCGGGTTTACGTCCGAGGCTGGATTATTGTCAAGGCGAAGATATGCAACTGGATCGATTGGATACTGTTGCGATTACAGCCAGGATACCTATAACGCGTGTCAATAAACTCTTAGGCTGCATAACTTGCTAGCGTTGCAGAAGACACAACTATTGACGCAAGTGGACTTTCTTAGCAACGGCTTTAAGAATTAGATGTAGTTAGCAGATCTAAGGCATCAAACGCGGTCAGACTTATATTGGTTTTGCCTGTGGCAGAGAACCCCTTCTCCATCGCCCGCGCCCGATGACCCCACTAGTGAACAAGACCAGTGGGCAGGGCTTGACACCGTGGTAATGTGGGAGGGCAGCGGCAGCGCCAACTGCCCTGCCCCATGACCGCCGATTGGAGGATCGACGATGACCCAAGATTACACGCATCCCATTGCGCCACCGCCGGAGCTGGTGCGAGCAGTGGTGTGCCTAAGCCATAGAGGACCCATGCGGCCCAATTGAACTGGATTGTCGTTACGGTTGCTGCTCAGTGGGGCGCCGACACAGGAGCTGGAGGCATGTTGCAACCGTTACGTTCTCACGATATGCGCCAGAGTCTTGCGTTAGATCGCATTCGCGACCTGCCCGCCGCCCGAAGCCCGCCGAGCCTGGAAAAGGAGCAGGCACTTGAATAGTTCTGGCATGATGTTGCTACGTGGACTTGGACGCGAGCGCGGTCACACCATCCGCCGCGCACTGGAGCAGCTTCCCGATGACAATTAGTTTGCTTGCCTTGGTTTATCTCTTTGCTTTCACTCGCTTTGGCCATTTACAATGCAACCAATGACTGACCACAACACAATCACCCCACCGCCAGAGCTGGTGGACAAGTGGAATAACGCGGAGGCCAACACAGGATTATTACAATTGCTTGGCGGCATGGCGCAGACCAGGAGCTGGAGGCAGTTCTTGACTTCTGCAAGAATGGCTGACACCTGGGAAGTCGATAACCTCCGCGCCATCCGCCGCCCGAAGCCGCCGAACTTGAAGGAGCAGGCGCTGGAGGCACTTGACGATGTTGAGTTTAATTTCTGCACAGGAAAAACAACGGACATCATCCGCCGCGCCTTGGAACAACTCCCCGACCCCACTAGCGAAACACACTAATGACTGAACCTTTCATCCCCAGCAGCGCCAGGGCATGTTGCGGAAGCGTTCAACGAATGATGAATTGCTGGCGTCTTTGTTGACTACAGCGACGACAAGATTGGCCGTCGCCTCTGAGGCGCTGGCGGATCAGCGTAGGTGCCTGCTACCGCAGCCTTCCGACACATGGACTGGCGCTGCTGCTGATTGTTCACGACAGCCAGCAAATCCTCACCATCGCCGCCGAACTGCGTGGCACACCCTCGTAGACGCTTCCCCTACAAGACCGGCATCTCATAATCTTTGGTTACATTTACGTAATGTTTCCAGATCACTTCTGAGCTATTGCCAGCCCACTTGGCTGCCTGGGCAACGGGAATTCCCGCTTCTATCCAGCGGCTGATTGCAGTGTGCCGCAGATCGTACGGCCTGTAGCGATTATTTATCAGCCCCGCAGAATGCAATTCCTTGGTGCGATCATAAAAGAAAGATTGGAATGCAAATCTGTTATATGGAAAAACAAATTCATCATCCTGTGGTAATGAATTAAAGATCTCCTGGCACCGAGCATTGACAGGAACTTGTCTTTTTTTGTTTGTTTTGGTTGAGTTTTTCAGGCCGTGGGTCAGTGTGTAATTTGAATGCACCAAAATTTTGTTATCTTTAATGTCTGACCACTTGATGGCCCTGACCTCCCAGTTCGCATTGCGGTCTGAAGCATTATTTCTGAATATGCTGACCAATTAAATTTCTGTTGCTTAGCTTTGAATGCTGCTAACAACAACGTTACTTCGTTTTTAGGAATGACAATAATTTCCTCATCGGATTGAGGGGGCTTTGGCATCCTAAAAGTGCTGATGGGATTTTTGGGAAGATAAGCAATGTCTTCACTAGAAGCCCATCGGTATAAGGATTTAACATACATGGCAACACGGCGGCTTGCTTTGATCGGTTGCTGCGTTAATACCCATGTCATGACCTGACGCCCCTCGCTCAGGTCGGTGATCGGGCACTTGTTGATCCACTTGGTTACTTGCTTATAGTCCGCTGCCATGGTCGTGGCGTAGACCGTGGTGCTGCGCTCCAACTTGAACTCATCCCAGGTCTGCTGAAGGGTGCGTGACATGGTAGTGGCAGGAAAACAAGTCCATCCAGCTTACACTATTACCCAAATGCAGAAAGCTTAGAGTTGGGTTAAACTAGAAGAACTGAAAGAAGTTAGCTGTGTTTATTCTCGACGGGAAGCCCCTTTCTCCTGATGCGCCATTTTCTCATAATGGTGTTGTTTATCCTGCCAATTGGCTAAGGCTTAGTACGTGGGAAGAAAAGAACAAGCAATTGGAATCCAAGAAATCCCGGATCCCCAACTTGGGATCAGCGGTTTTATTGGGGATATGATCAAGATGGACATTTAATTCCCAAAGATCATGCTCAATTAGTTGAAAGTTGGTCCAATCAGACAAGCCAAACTGCGTACACGATCCTTTTGCCGACAGATTGGATGATTGTACGTGAAGCGGATGACGGCACTCCTGCTGATGCAGATACAAAAACCTGGCGGCAATCTATCCGTAATTCTTGCGCAGGAAAAATTAGTGCAATCGAAGCTACGGCTACAACTGACGAATTAGCAACGTTTATTACAGGACCTGAATATCCTATTTGGCCGACGAAAGAAGATATTACAAGCCCTCACCCAAGTTGGCTTCTTAATGCTGTAACAGGTAAATGGGAAGCGCCAGTTGCATATCCAACTGATGGTCAGACTTACGAATGGAATGAAGCAAACCAGTCCTGGATATTAGTTCCTGAAATGCTTCCTGTAGAAGTACCTCCCATTGTTGGCTGATAATGACCATTAAATTCGTTGATGCTGCAGAGAACTTTAAAAACCTTCCGCATCAACAAGATGCATGGGAGTGGCTGCAAACTGTGGTCACTCCTAATGTTTTAGATACGTTTGCAACTAAATACCGTAACGAACAAAAAGAAGAGTTCTCTAATACCTGGGCAGGTGTTGTCGCAGCTGCCAAAAAAGCTGGAGCCAAGTTCCCTGAATGCGTTGCAGCACAGTGGGCACTTGAGTCGTCTTATGGGAAGCACACTGCATGCACGACATAACTACTTTGGTATCAAATCCAAAGATGGAGAAGGTTGCTTTGTTGAAACCAAAGAAGTTGTTGGCAGTCAAGAAAGTAACAATTAAAGACTGGTTTCAACGTTTCCCGATCTGTATTCCTGCATTGAATACCTGGTTAATCGCTGGTACAAGGACTTCAATAGCTACAAGGGTGTCAATCAGAGCCAACAGCCGGAACGAATGCGCCAACCTCCTCGAAGCAGGAAAGTTACGCAACAGATCCGAACTACAGCACCAAGCTGATCCAGATCATGGATCGGGAGTTAAAGGTTCCCGATGCCAACGAACCCGGTGTTGTACTGGAAAAAGTACTGCCGGTTCCTTATGAGTACCAGCTAGATAACCAGTCTGGTACTGGATACCGGGAGTGTTTTTCATCTACCTGCGCCATGATCTGCCGTTACTACGGCAAGGTAAAAAGTGATGATGAGTACAACAAGATACGTGCGGAATACGGAGATAGCAACAGACCGAAATGCTCAGCTACAAGCCATTCGTTTTCTAGGACTGCAAGCCAAGTTTGTTACCAATGGAAATGCAGCCTTGCTTAGAAAATGAAATCCGCAACGGCAGGCCAATTGCAGTCGGTTGGTTACATAAAGGCAGCGCCAACTATCCCACTGGTGGAGGGCACTGGACCTGTTGCATAGGGTTTACGCAAGATTCATTTATATTCCACGATCCCAACGGAGAAGCTGACATGGTAAATGGCGGTTATGTCAGTCATGACCGCAAAGCAGGTACTGCAGTTAAGTACAGCAAGAAAAATTGGTTGCGACGCTGGGAATGTGACGGAAAAAACACAGGCTGGGCAATAATTGTCACAAAGTGAAAAAGTATAAAGAGCCCCATATCAGGGTTAATATTTGCTGGAAAATTGGAAATGAAAGAAAATGCGCCACCCTAGACAAGAGTGACGCATATAAAACCCGTGAATGGGTTGAAAATAATGACGGTATTGTGTACTGGTTTCAGGCGTTGCCTGATTGATCAGCGTTGCTTAGCGCGACCAATCACCAGGGCGCCAATTTCAATGATGCGGTAGAGCTTACGGACCAGCGCGTCATCCTTTGGCGTGGGGGTCAGGGCTGTGATGGCCGAGCAGGCGGCGTGGATGGCAAGTGCCACTTCCAGGTATTCGTTGAGTTTGTGCATGGGTATATCCCGTTTCTTTTATTCTATGTCGTGTGGTTTATAGATATAGAAAGATTTCGTTTCTTCATCAATGGAATACAAAAGATTGGGATGATGGCGATTAATCCATTTCTTCCAAATCACCATCTGACGCTCGGCTTCTGCTGATTCGCAGTAAAACATCACCATATCTCCTGGTGGAATCACAGCCAGCCATGCGTACAAATGACGCAGTGCAATGGCATGTCCAGTATTACCGCCTAATCCAGTCAGATTGTTGTCTAATTGCTTGACGCGTTTACGCCTAGTGCGACGCATTAACCAATCGTTAATCTGTCGCCGGCTTTTGCCCACGGCTAAACTGGCCATCCATGCGTAGCTTTTCCCAATACGAATCCATGGGATCAAACGAGTCACTGCTATTGCACCGTTCTTTAGATGCAGTGTTTTTACCAGCTTTTTTCTTTTGATCCGTTTGCATTGTTTCTTTTTAACTAAGGAAGAAAACGTTAGCTGTCGTACATCCGACACTGGACCGCACCAGGATTTTCCTCACAATAGCGACGGAATTGTTCAGTCGGTGTTTCGATATAAATTTGGCAACGTTTCAAAAGCTTGCAAACAATCCAGTTATAAAAACTAATCATGGCCTATTAGTTAAAGCAACAAAGATTTCTGGGAACTTCTCGTCTGGATGGTGTTGGGTGCTCCAAGCTTCTTTCCATTCTGACAAGGTATGGTCGTGAACGGTATTGATAAATTCAGGATCTCCAAACTAGAGTAAGAAGAAGTTGTCATCTGTTGCTGCGGGACCACTACCAGATTGACTGCCAATCAACCATTCAGATCCGCTCAATACAGTGACGGTGACTCCAGCATTGATCGCACATTCTGTTTCAGTAAACCCGTTCGGCTTCCCTGGTACTGTCGAAATGCTGGTGTCAACTGTAATCGGTGAGTTGTACGTAACGGTTGTAACATCATCAATTGTTGTTTCCCGGAGGTAAAGGGTGAAATCTTCCAGGGCCAGCAGATACTCAACAGCGGCAAACTCAACGATGACGCCAACGTTGTAGTCAAGCCGCTCGTTACGTGTTGTTGAAATGCACAGGAGATAATTACCAGCGTTAAGCGGGTAGTAGCGGTCATCTCCACGATCAAGACGCAACCTGGAGTAGGTGTTGTAAAGATCTGACTGGGCACTCATGGTGGTGTCCAGATATGGGAAGTACACCTCACCTGTTGTCAGGCTTGTGCCTTGATGGATGGAATCCTCTTGGAAGATTGGTAGACCAACAATCGGAGTGTGATTGAGGTCATACATTGATGTTTGGATGTAGTTAGGCCGTGGCCCATCCTTTACAACAAGTATCCAACCCGGTTCAGTTAAATTAATTTGAAACCAATGGTTATAAGTACCGCCGCCATAACCATTAAGACCAACCTGATTTAAAGGCCCAAGAGTACCCCTCAAATAACGCAACGACAGCTGCGAAAAGTAACCCAGATCCAGGGGTTTTCTTTTGTACGTTGACGTTGTCCTGCTTGAGCTGAATTACGGGACACTTTTATACAACTACCTTTTCACTCATTGTACTCGGGGCGATCTTTCACGTATTCAGGATGTGCAATCACATTCTTGTACTCCTTTTCAATCACTGGTCTAATACCAGACTCACGTTGAGACTTGACGATTGAAGAGCATTAGCTTCTCAGCTTTGAAGTCCACCTCCAGGGAGTCACGCTCGCAGGCGGATAGCTGCGGTTAAAGCTGGAAACCATGTGCAAAGGGTTGGCACACGTGGGGTTACTGCACAGGCGCGTCACCACCAAGTTCCCCACGTCTCCCCAGGCACACTGGTAGATCGCCTTATGGATGTTGACGTTTTCGGATTTGTTCCTGCTGTAGCCCGACCTGTAGGAAGGCAGACACACCCTCTTGGGGGTTGTGCCACCAGGAGCTTCCATCTCCCAGCAGTCCTCAGGGAAACCAATGGTTACCTTCTTCCAGAGCTTGGCGTATTTGTGTTTGTAGTCGGGATGCAAGTAGTTGATATCGAAGCCACACACGTTGCTCAAGATCTTCTTCGCGCACTCGTAACACCAGTGTCCTTCTGAGTCTCGAATGAGATGGCCGTGAGGGCAAGCGAAGCCCCGGTAGTAGCCCAGCTTCTGGAGCTGATCCTCCTCCAGTGCCTCGATCCCTCCGACATGACGGAAGTTGGGCTGCCCGAACTCTTTCTCGACCTGCTGGAGCTTCTTAACCACGCTTGCCACGGACTACCGGCGGGTAACTCATGACATTCTAAGGGGCAGTTTTGTAATGGGCCACTGCAGACTTGCAGACTTTGACCCCCTTTTTACCTTTATATAAGCTACATAACACTCTTACCCCTAACAATGTAATGTACGTCACGTAAGGATTGAAACCCCCCAAAGTCTGCATCTCTGCACCGACATCTGAGTCTCAGCCTGGGATTTCAGTACTTTGTATTCGTGCCTTCGTGCCTTCGTGCGGCACAAAAAAAGACCCCTGCCGAAGCAGAGGCCTTCTCCCACAGGACTTCACCCGCAGCACCTTAGGCCGGTACCAGCTCCCGCTCCTTCTTCTTCGCTTTCTTTTTAGGAGTCACCAGCGCCTCAGCCTCGATCACAGGGTTGAGTGCCTCCTGGAACACCCCATCGAACTGAGCAGCGATGGTGTCCCATGCAAACTGCTCGTCAGTGGCCCGCAGGTAACAGAGTTCGGCAACGGCATCGAGCTTCTCGCGGTCCTCGTACAGTTCGTTGAGGATCTCCGTCAGGTGCTTGGCGGAGGGGCAGGGCATCTCCCGTGCAAAGTTGGTATCCACGTCAACGTGGTCGCAGCGGATGAGCTTGCCGTAGCCCTCGAAGATCTCCTTGCAGGACGTGTGATCGGGCACCACCTGGGCCACACGGCAGGCTGCGTGCTCGAAGTTCACCAGTCCCCAGCCTTCCCCTTTGCAGGTGTTGACGCCCACGTCAGCGGCCTGGTAGATCGTCTCCAGCATGTCCACCGGAACGGAAGGTGGGTTGGCCGTATTGGCGGTCATGATGATGCGACCGTTGGGATCGAGTCCCCGCTTCTGCATCTCCCGCGCAAAGACGGCCATCACATCCCAGCCCTGGTCCTTGGTACCCATGTGCAGGTACAGGTAGGCATCCGGCTTACCAACAGCGAAATCAGCAAAGGCATCAATGGTGATGTCGATCCGTTTGCGGAACTGATTCCGGTTGCCATTGAAGACGATGAATGCGTCCTCCTTAATCCCCAGCTTCTTACGAGCTGCAATCTTGTCCCCTGGCTTGAACTGACCAGGAGTCACGCCATGGGGGATGACGGTGATGGGCTTCTGAACCCCACCTTTAATGAATTCGTGCGCCCCAAATTCGGTGTAGGACACCACTGCATCCCAGGCGTTGGCGGTATCGGAGAGGGCACCAACCCAGTTGTAGGAGTCCATGGGCATGTAACCCACAAACTTGAAGTTCAGTTTCTGGCGCAGCTCGTGGATCTGGGAGTACTGGGTGTTGATGATCCAGCAGTCGTTAATTGTGAAGATGATGTCCGGCTTTTCGATCTCAACAATCTCCCGAATCCGCTCCTCACCAAAGGGAGCCTGCTGGAAGCGGTTGGATGCCGGGTAGATCTTGTATTCCTGTTGCAGAGGATCCGGATCACCGTGCCAGTTACAACCCAGGATCACAATCTCGTACTTATCTTTCAGTTTATCAATGACGTTGTGGGTTACACGCGCAAAACCGGTGGTGGCAATTACGTCACCAACCCATAGAAGCTTTGGTTTTTTTGTCACGGAAGATCGGATATTCTCCGATTTACTATACACAAACTGACGGAGTAATAGAACGGGTTAATTCCCGTTCCTCTGCAGTCTTGGCTTTGAGCTTGTACTTCAGGAACTCAGCAGCCTTATGGGTGTTTGTCGTATCCCCACAGGTATAAAGATCGATGGCGGCGTACCCAATCTCAGGCCAGGTATGGATTGATGCGTGCGATTCAGCCAGGAGCGCCAGTAATGTCACGCCCTGCGGCTCAAACTTCTCGCCAAAGATCCTAAGGATCGTGGCCTTGGACATCAGGAGGGCAGCTTCCAGCCACTCCTCCAGTAGATCGTAGTTATTCAGTGCCTCTGGATCGCAGTCATACAGGTCCAGAATTAAGTGCCGCCCATTAGACATCTGTAATTTCTAGTTCATCCTCCATTGTCGCATCAGTTTTTGCATCCAGCTTCATTCCATAAAACTCTTTGTACTTTTCCTTATCAGATGACACCTCAACAATGGAGGGCCAACCTTCATACTTCGGGCTGGACTCCCGCACTGCCACATTCACGACCCGCATGCCCCTGGTATTACGCACAGGGAAGACATCAATCTTCAGCTGGTGCCGGCACACGTCAATAAATAGGGGTTCAAAGCGGTTACGCGACATGATGCCAACGTTGCACTGACGGCAGAACTCGGCGTAGCTGGCGTACAACCACTTGTCCTGGTTGGCATAGATATGGGATGAACCCATCGGTGCGTTCTTGGTGAAGCCCACAGCTGAGCTGATGCCTGGATCAAAGATGATCTTGTGCTCCATCCAGTCCAGCAGCGGGTTGGAGCGGAGGTTCTGCATCTTCTCGTACTTCTTGAAGAACTTCACCTTCTTGGCGGTCTCCATCAGGTACTCGCGCATCTCCTCTTCACTCATGTCCAGCAGCCAGTTCACCAGCCCTGGCAGCAACGGCGAGAACACACCTTGCGGCTCACCCTTGGAGTTGAACTTGATCAGCTCCTTTTGTTCGTTTGGCCCACCCGTGAACGGGCGGTCGAAAGGAATGGTGAGGCGACGACGGGCCAGACCAGAGGTGTAGTCCGTGGACTGAATAGCTTCGTTGGCGGTGATCATCACCATCCCGTGGTACTGGAATGGATCCAGAGCTTCGCCCTGATACTTGCGTTCACTACGAATCCAGTCGTTACCGGTGATGGCCTTCAGGCGAGAGACCGAACCACCCCAGCGGTCGGCATCCTGGAACAACAGAAGTTTCTTGCCCATGTAGGCAGCCGCCTCAAAGCGGTTCTTCTCCATGTTCTCGAAGTCGGTGGAGTAGGTATTACTCTTACCAACCAGTGCCACCGCCAGGTTTGCGTAGGTGGACTTACCCGACTTACCCGGACCCACAATCTCAACGAACTTCTGGATCTCGTAGCGCCCGAGCAGGGTTGCCCGCAGCCAAGCCCGCAGAACCTGAGTGCGTTCCCAGCTGTCGTGCTGTGTGTTCTTCAGCCACTTAACAATCTCTTCACAGGTAGCAGCCGGATCGTATTGGTATGGCATCTGCTGAATCAGGTGCATCTCCCGGTTAAACGGCAGCAGTTCCCTAGCCCCCACATTCAGAACACCATTGGTGAACAGGAGCAGATCGGTGCCGTCATACCACTCCTCAAAGGCCAGTACTGACTGCAGCTGAGTGCAAACATCGTTCATCAGGTTGGTGCTGAAGCCATTTGGCAGGAAGTCACCAAGCAGTTGCAGTTTGTTACGGATGTCACCAAGGATTTCGATCTTGGTTAATGGCGACCACAGACCACGAGCCTTCTTCTCATACTGGAAGAACTGGCCGTGCGGTTGACTAAAAAGGAGATTGCCCTTATACAGGTCCAGAACAACGTCGGTAACTACGTTTGATGAAGGGTTCCTTGTTCGTTGGTCTTTGCCTGGCTTGCCTTCAGGCACCGGCTTTTGCCGCATCTTCCACCCCGGCTCCTTTGGAGTTGGAGCGGTGGTTTCCACGAGAGCTTCAGGCGCCATTTGCAGATCCTCTTCTAATTCAGCAAGCAGTTTGGAAACGTGATCTAGCGTGTCATCATCAACGTTCATCGCACGGTGTTCTTGGGAAGGCTTCCATCCATGTTCCTGTGCAATATGAATGAGGGAGCCAAGGCCGCGACCCCCATTCTTCGAGAAGGAACGCCACCGTTTGTGGCACTCACCATCTTTGTACTTCTCTGATTGCTTTGACCATTCATCCCAGTTATCGAGCAGGGATTCATCCAAGCTGTGGAGCGTCTGACCAATCGTGATCCAAATGTCGTAGTCATCCGCTGCTTCCGGCGGCAGAGCCCACATGGCTTCTGTTGCCAGCTTCATGTCCCGCTCTAGGGACACCTCAGCGTTGATAGCAAAGCCCGGCCCCACAATCCGGGTGCGTTCCCGAGCCGGAGTCCCTTGGCGCACGTTCTTATTGATGATGGCGTTCATCAGCCATTCCGGCAGCTCAGGCAGCTCATCAACCCACTCAAAACCCTGGCCCTCAGCTGTGTAGTAACCTTCAGTCTCAGGGTGCAGACCCATGAGAACACCCTGGTGCCGCTGCCACAGAATCTCAAGTTTTTCTTTATCGGCTTCTGCGTGCCAGGTGTATTTGTTGCGGACGAAATGCTTGTGCTTCTCCCGGTCTAGCTTGTACAGTTTCCGTTCACGTCCGATCTTGCCACTCAGAATCGTCAGTGTTGGCGGCAGTGCTTCCTGGAAGGGAAGGTCAGAGATGCCCTCGATCAGCTGGTAGACGGTTGGCCCATCGACATCAACCCATACCAAACCAAAGGGGTGGTTATAGACAGGACCCCCGAGCAGACCAATAGCGCGGCAATCACCCGATACAATTTCTTGCTCGATTTCGCGGACGCTGAACGGTTTGTTCTGCCAGCTGTTGATATACGGATCCTTCTTGGCACCAAGGGGAGTAAGGGGCCAGTCAATGGGGATGTAGCCGAGGTTGATCTCCCCAGGACGAAGAGCCTGTTGGTTCCGACTGGTCATACCTTACTTTCTTCTTGAAGTTCTACTCTAAAGTTTCGATCAGGAAACGAAGCATCCTTAACCAGTTGATACGCATGAAGATGCATCCGAGAGGGCAGATAAAAACAATCCCCATCCACCGCATTGGTCATGCGGATCTGGAGAGTATTTATCCACTCTCCCAGGGAAATATGAATTTCCATCTGGGGTGGAGCTGAGTGTTTTCTTATCCTACGGCGACCAATCCGAGAGACCCTTACGCCTTTTCGCAAATTATTGCGACTCATTAGACTCATCTAGAGTCGTGTGATCCGTACAGTGTTTATCTGCTTGAAATTTCTCCAACATCCTGTTGTAGATGTCGATTGGATTCTCACCTGTCTCAATTGCACACGAAGTTGCGACAGACCAAGCTGTCCTCCGGCGCCGCTCCTCAGGATCCGTTTTGCTCCAGGGGACCTTCTGGTTATCAGGAGTCCATTCCGTCATTTTTGTACCAGGGTGCAGTTAATTGCATCGCGCCACCAAGCTCTTGCGACTCTCCCGTCTGCAGCTCAGGGTCAATCGGGTGCGCTGTATAGACAGGCTTGGCCGCCTCCTCCCGCTCAATCTCTGACTCAATTTGATTCTCAAGCTCAATCATCTTGAGACGAGCCTCCAGCTTGGATTCAAACCAAAGCTTCTTCCACCAGCGGACCAGCTCCGCCCACAGTTGTCCAAGGAATGCGCTCATGTTTCGCTTATTTCGTTTAGCGCGGCTTCCGTTTTATGCAGCATCCTTTCCATGTAAGGTTGCCAAAAGCTGTATCCCCACTTCTCGCCATACGGAATATAAATTTGCCGTGCGCCAAGAGAAGCTTTGAATCAGCTCTAACTCTTGCTGGGTGAAGTAAATCTTTATTGTGGGTTGCCCTTCGGTCATGGTTAGATCAGATTAGGATCATAGACATTGCAATTCTCCACCTGTTCATAGTACTCAGCCACAATCTTGTACCAATCCTCATGCAACATATCGAGGAAGCGCCTGGAGATCTTGAAGACCTGAGTGCGAACAGGAGTTGATACCAGGATTGCCCCCTGCTGGACCTTCATACCCAGGGTCTGCTGGATGGCAATGTCATAAGCCGCCAGCTGCTTGCAGGTCTTTTTGAACTTCATGTGACCACCCAAAAGGTCCCGCCATTCCGGCGAACCTTTATCCAAATCCTTAGGCCACTTACGGCTATAGGGTTTGACCGAGGTCTTCAAGTCAGCAAGCGTGAGCTTATTATTAGCCACACCAATGATATCGGGAGCACCAGCCCAACTTCTCCCGTCATTATCGCAACCCCACACACGAGCCACGTCATCAGCACCGATAGTAAAATTAAACCTGTCAAGTACCGGTGATTCAGCCCAAAGGACCTCCTGGAACTGGTCCAATATTGGCGGCATGCCCGACCAAAAATCCTTGTAATCATCAGGGATCTCAGGCGTTTTATTACCTTTAAGATACTGCTCCATCCCATAGTGAATGGCCGTTCCCCTTTCCGCAGCAGCTTCTTTAACACCTGGATTTGCTTTCGACCACATCTCCAACTTCCGCTTGTTTGCTTCGGAAGCGGTTTCACCAATGATAGTGGTTACGGACGGTGCAGGTCCAGTGGGTAACGGAGTTGTGTAATGCCGTTTTCCGTTAAGCGTAATTCTGGCTGCGGTCCTGTTCAGGTCCCGCATCATCTCTGGTTGCTCGTCCCTGGCTTGAATCCAAGGATCAGATGTATTAACTTTAGCAACCATTGAAGGTTTTGTATATTATTTATAGCTTACTTAAAGTGTCAACAAACTGCGAATGAAAGATTTTACGTACGCGATCTTCGCCATCTTGGGCGCTATGCTTATTGTTGTAGGTATTGATACTTACCTGGTTTTCTCAGGTCACCTTCTGAAATAATGAACAAGTTTTGGTTAGGCTTTCAAGGCTACTGGTCTTGCTTTAGCTGGATGCTTTCCGCACTGTTCACCTGGATACTAGAAACGTGTCCTGACTTAAAATTCTGGGAAGGACATACGGACATCGACGATCATCTTTGGTACGCCGAGCGGGTGAACGGTCGTATCGCAATGCTGGTCCTAAGTGCCGTACTCCTATACGAATTCACAACCCATACCAGTATTTGGAGTCTGATCGATGGCATCAAATCTCACGCGCTTCTACCTTGATGTAGATGACGATTGTCGTACCGGCTGCCTGAATGGCAAGGTATTTGAAGATGTTGAAACAAATAAAGCCGACAAATTCGAGAAGCGTTTACAAGAACGTGAAATCTCCTATATTCGGGTAGATCTGTAAATCTTCAATGTCAGGCAAGCGCATTGCAGTACTCACACTGTGGCGGGATAGTAGTGAAATTATTAGTCACGCGCTTGCCCAGTACGAATGGATGGAGAATGAACTGATCCCTCGTGGATACCGGTTTATCTACGCTTTCCTGGAGAACGATTCCCAGGACATGACAGCCGGAATGCTGTTGCGTTGGATGGAGGATCGCAAGGGATTCTTGATGTCTGAGAAGACCGGATCCCGTAAATGGGGTAGCGTTCAGTCCACAGAACGCACCAAATGGCTGGCCCGTTATCGCAACGTGTGCCTCAGCTCCCTGGACTTCTGGGCGTTTGACTACCTGCTGGTTGCAGATAGCGACGTTCATTACCGCCCTGACCTGATCGAAACGATGGTCATGGAGCTGGAGAATGACCCAACCCTGGGGATGATTACCCCCAATACGGTGCAGGATGTCACCGATGCCATTGATGATACCGGGCTTCCCGTCCTACTACGACAGCTGGGCGCTCGTTGATACGAATGGAAAGCAGGGGATGACCTTTGCTGCCAACCCATTCCTTGACAAACGTGATCGTGCCAACTTGGGACGAAGGTTTCCCGGTGGACGTATCGAGTGCGTTCGGCTCGATTGCCATGATCCGGCGCTCAATCCTGGAGGAGAATGACATTGCATGGGACGGCGAGAACGGTTGCGAGCACTGGGGTTTGTGCAAGGGCATCCGTGATGCGGGCTATGACATCATCGTGGACCCCGAGCTGCACGCCGAGATCAAACACCAAAGAGCCCGTCATCCCCAACGCGGACGTCGTTACGTTCCACAAGAACCGCCTGAAGGAAGCGCAGCGCCAGTTCCTCAGCAAAGGTGATGACGAATTCACCATGACCTTTGGCATTTGCACTGGTTATGACAATGCCGAGCATCTGATCAAGTGCGTTGATTCCATCCGCAACCAGCAGCTGGATGACTACCAGATCCTGGTGGTTGGCCCCGAGGTTCCCGACCTGATCTATGACGAGCTGGCAGGCAATGACATTGAGTTCATCGAGTTTGATGAAACTACCCGGCCCCTTTGGATCACCAAGAAAAAGAATTTGATTGCACAGAAAGCAGACTTTGACCGCCTGTGTCTGATGCACGATTACATGTGGCTGACACCCAAGTGGGCAAAGGAGCTGCGTGAGTTTGAGAAAGTCCACCCCTGGTCTGTGCTTGCGTTCCCACAACAGCGTTCAGATGGCGGCAGGTTCTGGTACGACTGGAGCGGCTTTCCGTGGCCCCCGCCATCTGGATGACCGGCAGTTCTATAGGTACACCGACTGGACGCACAACGACGAGGTCTACATCTCAGGCAACATCTTCTGCGTCAATCGCCACCTGCTGCTTGACCACCCATTCGATGAAAGCCTGGGGCACATGCAAGAAGAAGATCTTGAATGGAGCCGCCGGTATTGCTCCGTATGTGCAGTTCAAGTGCGCCTTTAATTCAATGGTGTGCCACCAGAAGGAGCACCGTGATCAACATTTCTTTGATAAGTTAGATTCCACAGGTGGCATCAAATGATTATCTTTGACGTTGGCGCAAACGTAGGCCAGGACTCTAAGCACTACGCAGAAGATCCTGACAATACGGTCTACGCATTTGAACCCACCCCTCAACTCCTGCGTGATCACCTGTATCCGTTTGCCAAGGAGCACCCGAATTACATTGTGATTCCCAAAGCCGTCACTGATTACGACGGCACAGTCACGTTCCACATTGCAGGGCAGCACGACTGGGGTTGCAGTTCCATCCATAAGTTTAACGACGACTTGGATAAGAGCTGGCCTGGCCGCACTGACTTCAAAACAACAGAAGAAATTGAGGTTGAGTGCATCACCATGCGTACGTTTCTCCTTGAAAACGGCATTGATCAGATTGATTACATGCACTGCGACACTCAAGGAAATGATCTTGTTGTCCTCCGTTCTTTTGGAGACTGTATGCAACCGGTTTAATGAGTGGGAAAGTTGAGTGTATAACCAGAATCCGCTGTATAAAGGTATTGATAACAGTTGCAATAACGTCACGCGTTTCTTGAAGGCCAATAGCTTTCACGTCAAGCGCTTGGAAAGCGACGATCCGTTTAACAACGAGCTGAACATTACGTTTGCCCGGCTATGAATAAGCTCATCTGTTTTGATCTTGACGGTGTCCTGGTTGACAGCAAAGAGATCCACTTTCAGGCGCTGAATGAAGCCCTGGCAGCAGTCCACCCCAAGTATGTGATCTCCCGTGAGGAGCACCTCAAGACGTACGACGGCCTACCCACCAGCGTGAAGCTGGACATGCTGACCCAAACCAAAGGCCTCCCCAGCCAGGAGCACCAACGAATCTGGGAGCTAAAGCAGCAGCTGACGACTGACTACTTCAATGAGTTTGAAATGGATTGGCAGTTAATTCAGCTGTTGATTGAGATCAAGTCTCGGGGTATCAGAGGTTGCCGTTGCGTCTAACTGCATCCGCAAGTCGGTACAGAATGCGCTGTACTCTCTGCACTTGTTCCCGTTTATTGATTATTTCGTCAGTGCAGACGAAGTGCCGCGCAAGAAACCATCCCCTGATTTGTACTGGCAGTGCATGATCCAGTGCAATGCAACTCCATCAAATACGGTGGTGTTCGAGGATTCCCACGTCGGCCAACAAGCAGCTTTGGACTCCGGCGCCCATGTGATCTGCGTCAAGAACCGCCTGGATCTAACCGCAGAAAAAATTCAAAAAGGTATTAACATTCTCACAGAACAAGTGCTCAGCGAAACCCAAACCACATATGGAAGATCTCAATGTATTGATCCCTATGGCGGGTCGAGGCTCCAGGTTTGCAGCTGCTGGCTACACCTTTCCCAAACCATTGATTGATGTGCGTGGCAAGCCCATGATTCAGTGGGTGGTTGAGAATGTGGGCATCAAAGCCAAGTACACGTTCATTGCTCAGCAAGATCACATTGAGCAGTACAGTCTGCCCAGCTTGATGAATCTGATCGCCCCTGGCTCTACTGTGATTCCAGTCAATGGCGTCACCGAGGGTGCTGCATGCACAGCCCTACTGGCGTGGGATCTGATTGACAATGACAGCCCCCTGCTGATTCTTAACAGCGACCAGTACCTGGAGTGGGATCCGATCCATAGCCTGTACCAACTGGAGAACAGCGATGTTGATGGTGCGATCTTTACTTTCCACAGCACCCACCCGAAGTGGAGCTACGTCAAGCGCAAGCCTGGTACCACTGACATCGTTGAGGTAGCCGAGAAGAAACCCATCAGTCACGATGCAACCTGCGGTGTGTACTGGTGGCGCAAGGGATCTGACTTTGTCAGGTACGTTAATCAGATGATCGAAGCAGATGATCGAACCCTTGGTGAGTTTTATATTTGCCCTGCGTACAATTACGCCATTAAGGACGGTAAAAAAATTTCTGCAGTCCCAGTTCGGGCCATGCACGGGCTCGGCACACCAGAAGATCTTGATGTGTTTCTGAAGGAGTTTGCATGATTACCTTTCTTAGCACCATCGCCCATCGCGGCAACTTGCGTGGCCCAGAGCCGGAGAACGAAAACAATCCAGACTATATCGATAAAGCAATTGAAGAGTTGTTCTTAGTTGAAGTTGATATCCGCTTCGTTGAGGGCAGCTTCTACCTGGGGCACGACAGCCCCGAGCACTTTGTTGATCTGCACTGGCTCAAGGAACGGAGTGAATTTCTGATCCTCCACTGCAAGAACTTGCCCTGCCTGTATCTTCTTAAGGATCAGTTCCATTGTTTCTGGCATGACAATGACAGCTACACACTGACTACCGAGAAAAAGATCTGGACATATCCAAATCAGGCAGTTGGCCCTGACTGCATCATTGTTGACCTGGAGCCACCGATCAAAGAAAAGATTGACACCTGGAAGGCCAAAGGTTGTTATGGAGTTTGCAGCGATTATGCTGACGTGATAGGTACGGACTTTATTACTGGTATTGTTTAGTTAACCGCACATTGAATTGTTATGGCCCTGCAAGAATACGAAGACGCCCTGGTTGCTGGTTACGATTTCCTCAACAACCACAATCAATTACTCCACAGTTTGAAACTGTCTCGACTCAATGCTGATAATCGCACCTATACTGAGAACACCCAAGGAATCGGAAATGGCCCTATCGAATCAAGTGAGGGAGTCAGTGAAGCAGGCGACGGATTCGTTGCGTGATGCACTGGCTTTTGCTGCACGGGCCAAACATCCGGTCACAATCACGATGCTTTCCGACATTCTTTCCAGGCTTGATTCCCTGGAGCATGTAGATGAAATCATGGAACGGTTTGGAGCTAATGCCGCAAAACGAGAAGTTTAGGCAGCCAACCGAACAAGAACGGTTAGAAGAATACTTTTGGAAGCTGGAAAGCCTGATCCCTAATCCACCAAGGGATTGGGCTAAGGCGTCTAAACCATGTAAGTGGGATAAAATATTAAAAGAAAGAATGAATAATCCAGATGGCTCAGGACGATAGTAAGTATACAAAACCAGGGTTACGCGAGAGCATCAAAGATCGCGTGATGGCTGGATCAAAGGGCGGTAAGCCAGCGGCAGTGGAGCGCACGCAAGGCCCAGCTTGTTGCACAGGAGTATGAGAAATCAGGTGGGGGATATAAGGGAGGTAAGGGAGAGAAGCAAAAATCCCTGGAGGAATGGGGGAAGGAGAAGTGGATGACCAAAGATGAATATGAAAAGCGCAGTAAAGCCAAAGCTGCCGCCAAGAAATATCAGGAAAACAAATAAGACGGTAATTATCGGGAATGGAACTATTTCAACGTTTTCTTAATGCATATAAGCAAGCAGATAAAAAGCTTGGAGGATTTCTTCCGGGAGGAGGAACAGGTAATGTTTTAAGTAACGCAGTTCGTTCTGTAAATCCTTCCGAGGTTGCAGCTTTTTATGGTGCAAATATATTAAATGCAGCACACAGACGAGCAAGTGAAGTTTTGCAGGCGCGGATTAATTCTGCATCAGAAGCAACAACCCTGCAGGAATTACCACGGTTAATGGATGCTGCATCTAAACGAATGACAGCTGCAGGTTTTCCAGGAGCCTGGAGCCCTTTCGTACCGGGTTATGAAACAGGAGAAATTCGCGGAAATCGCGCAGGCACAAAAATTGATTTAAACCAAGGGTTTGCAGAGATTGTTTGGAGGGCCTGCATTTAGCAATGCCAATGTTTTAATGGGAGAGACAGAGCCAACTGTTTATGCAACAACTAAAACACCAGGTTGGGTAATTGCCCATGAATTAGGGCATGCTGTTGATGCAATAAAGCGTCCTTATGATTATTCGCTTCCAAGAGAATATGATCTTACGGGTGGAGACAAAGAACTCATGGAAGGAGTCAAAAAATTTCAAGCCAGAGATGCTATTCGCGCTTCTAGTCCTGGCGCCGTAGTCCTTGGTTTTGGGAGTTAAAAACCAACGAAGATAAATCTTTATTAGGAGCAGGAATCGAAGGGGCGCTTAGCGGACTCGGAGCTAATCAACAATTGTTAAGAAAAGAAATAATGGCAGATAGGTTTGGCATACCTATTGCAAAAGAAGCAGGAGTGCCTTGGAGCGCACGAGGAAATGCCTTGGCAAAAAGTACTTATGCACTTGGTGCAACAACTCCAGGTTTTGCTCAAGGTGTGATTGGAGAATTGCTTAATCGAGGCGTTAATGCACTTACTGGTTTAACAGGAGCAGGCATGCGTGCAGCACAGAACAATCAATTAAATAAAACAGAAGCTGCACTAGCAAAATATGGATACAATCCTGAACAGATACAGCATGACACCAACAGGCAATGAAATAAAAATTGAAAAAGAAATGAAGCCGAAAAAGCCCTTTATAATTTTATTAGAAATCTAAAATAATGGACCCACGTCAAGCAGCTAAACAGTTTTTAAAAAAACTTTAACCTAGAAGGAGCGCAAGATAAAATTATTAGCTCAAGGCAATTAGCCCGAGATAGTGGAGGATACGAACTCCCAGGTGCAGCGTGGAGAAGTGTCAACAAAGAAATTGAAGAAGAACAAAAACAAATTCCATTAATCACTAAAAATAATATTGTCAACAAACCAAGCCTACAAGCATTAAAACGACAGCAATTAGATGGAAAAATTGCTGCACAAAAACAAGAGTTAAGAGTTCAAGCTCATGAAGCTTTATCTTCTAATCCTGCAGTCAATTTAAACACTGATCAAGTTATCAGTGATAGTTGATTACCAGGTCAAGCCAGTGCGGCGGCACATGCTTATAAAGAAAACATTCTTTCTTATGCAATTGAAGCATCTAGGATAAGAAAAATTTCAATTCAAGATGCAGTAGGAGAAGCTGTAAAAAATGTATCTCCTGCTCAATATTTAGGAAACGTTCCTTTAAATGCAGGAGAAACTACCCAGATTGCAACAGCAGCAAGCAATCCATATTTCCAAAGATTGATTGAATCAGACGAGCTTGGATATAGCCCAAGAGAAGCCTTGGAAGAATACAATCGAATTGATCCTAGATTTTTACATGGTTCAGATAATTTACGTAGACAAGCAAGACAAGATGAGTGGGATGAGTGGGAGATGTTCTAATGGCGGACAAGGCTATACAAAAGGGATATACAAAGCGGTACTTACCGGAATCCGCCTGGGCATCCCTGTCAAAAGAAGAACGGCAAGAGACAGACCAGAAGAAACGCTCTGGTAGCCGAGAAGGTAAACAGTTTGTGAAGAACACAGAAGCGGCAGAGAAAGCAGGACGTGCAGCGCGTGCAGCCAAACGTTACAAGAACAAATAAAACCTCTATAATCAATAAAGAAATATTTTCTATCATGGCTGACGGTAAAAAGTTTGTCCCTGGCAAAGGCATGGTTTCCGGTGGCAAGGCAGCCCCTGAAAAAGGCGCCAAGAAAGAAGCGGTTCCCCCAAAGAAAGGAGCAATGCCTCCCAAAAAGGGTGCGGCCCCCAAGAAGAAGAAGTGATTTCACACCAACTTCTAATTTGCTCCTAATTTGAAATAGATTAGGAGTTCATTCAGGAGTTGGCGTGACCACACTTGTTGCAAACGTTCCGCCCGTCAAGGTGTGGGTGCGGCGCGAGTATTTGCGTGACCTGCGTGACGGCCATGGGGAATACACCCCTGGCTACTGGGTCACCTGCAAATCACTGACGGGCCGTGCCCTGTACTTTGAGACGTACCTGACGGAGTACGGAGCGTTGTATGACAAGCTGCCCATCAGTGCGTTTTTGTCCTGGGATCCTGACCACCCGGACAAACCCGTGGCACCTACCCCAGATCTAGAGCTGACTGACCTGCAGTTCTGGAATGGGTTTGACCATGGGCTTACGGTCATTGAAAAGAACTTGATCTTCAACATGGAGTTTCAGGTGATGACACGAAGCCAAGGTGTAATGAAGGGCACATACCTATTTACGGTTGACAATTATCATCCTCACAGGAACGAACCCGATTTCTACTTTGCGGAGTTTCCAGATGAGCACAAATCCCATAACATCGTGGCTCTGGACAACGGTCAAATTGGTGCTTATCCCAATAACCGTTGTCGCATGTGCGATCCATCATTGACCAACCACACCCTGAAGAACCCTGACTTCAAGGTATCCACTCGTTATTTTGACGTGGAGCATGCACCAAAGTGGGGACGCCTTGGAGAAACAGACGATTACTTTTGGAAAACTCCAAATGAAGCTGTAAAATAATTTTAGTTCCCGCTCTCTTTTGATCGGGCAGCTGGGGTGACTCGTTAGGCAGATAGCCTAGAAGGAGAGCCAAGATAGAGATCAGGTCCCTGCTTGCACACCTGATCCATCTACTTAAAGGGTACAACAAGGAACGTTGTATTAAACGAAGAGTCCCTTAGGCCACACCGTAGATTATTGTAGGTGGACACTCTCGCCCTGCTTCAAAGTTAGTTATATTTATTACAGCAACATTTGGTTTTAGTGCCCAGCTCCAAAGATAAGTTGCTGGAAAACAGACAAAAGCTTTTGGAGTACAAAAAAGCTTTGCAGTGCGAGCAGTGTGGTATATCCGATCATCGTCTTCTTGAGTTTCACCACGTTGGAGATAAAGATCACAATATTTCAAACATGGTGAATCACGGTTACGGCTGGAATCGTATAGAAGAAGAGATTAAGAAGTGCATTCCACTCTGCTGCAACTGCCACCGCCTGGAGCATTGGAATGATTAATACGGAATAGTTATATTTATATCATAAGGTGTTGGTTTAATAGGTAATGCATATAACAAAGCACGACCTAAAGCTGTAGCTGGGCTTTTGAATTGAGATTTGGTTTCTTTCATTTGACCGTACTGACCAGACGGGGTCGTAGAAGTTGGCGCTTTAGACGCAAAATATCCTTTAGTTGGATTCCAAATACTTTGTATTTCCTCAATTGCTTTAACCGGTTGAAATTTACCAGACACAAGATCTGGATCTTCAGATGGATTTACCATGTCATAGGTATCTTTAAAAGTAATAGATTTACCTGGATCAACATTTACGTTATAAGAACCAAGCGTATTAGTAACACTTGTGCCGACATCAGGGCGATTATAAGGTCGTCAGACCAGATATCAACCAACCCTGGTCCATATGCAGGGACAGACCCCATTACGAAATCAGGCAAGTTTCTATTTTTAATACCCTTTGCAACTGTTTGTTTTAAAAAGTTTTCAAGAGGAGTATTAATATTTTTTGGGTCACCTGTTTTAATTTGTTGTTGCATACTTGCAATTATTTCTTCCGGTACTTTTAGTGGGTTTGGAATCATTGCTTTTGCTAAAGGTTGTTGAGTAGCAGCGGCTCTCAAATCCATTAATGTTGATGGATCTAACTGTAAGTTTGTATTACCAACTCCAGTAAGATAACGAGCAAATAGATTAACTCGATCTGGCAGCTGATTTAACGCAGCACCAACCATATTTTTTGTAGCCGCATTTATTTTTTCTTTTGTGGACTCAACAGCGCTTGCAGCACCCCCTGGCAATAAACCTCCAAACACATTTTTATCTACTTGACCATAACCACGACCAACTTTATTTAAAAATTGTTGAAAGATATTTGGGTCAGCCATTACCCATTCCTCAGGGTAGCTTTTATAAACCAAGCTGCTTTAAAGGCCTGACCAACAAGGTCAGCAAGGTAATTAGCAATATCAATGGCACCAACTTTTTGTGCAATAGGTTCAAGCTTTTTGCACTTTATACCCAGCTCTTCCAAGTTCTTATAGTACACAGCAAGCATTTCTGTTCCCTTGTAGCTGGTAACGTGCTGAATACCAGGGCCTGCATCAGCGAGCCCACGGGCGCACATGGGCAGCAGATAGTCCATGGAGCGAATGAACTCAGCTAACGTATCAAACTGTTCCAGATGAGCCTCGTACTGGTCCTTAAGGAACCCATGCACCCCGAGGAAGTTAGACCCCTCGTAGTTCAGGTGAATGAGATGGATTGTGTCTCAAGTTCCTTGAGGTAGGAGCAGAGGGAGATGCACTGCTGAATGAAGGCCCCGACATCACCATTCTTTGATTTACCAGGAGCTTTGGGTTTGTCCTGGGGCTGAGGCGCCGCTTGAGTAGGTTCAGGTTGAGGCGCAGGAACCGCTTGAGTACCAGGAGTATACATAATCTTTATGGTCTTGGTTTTAGTTTACCATTCCTAAAATCTATGAAATTAAAATAAAACTAACAACAATAACCAAATGAAAAGCCAAGAAAACTTTTTTGTAAATTACACATCCCTGGACGCCCCAGCATCAGGAGTATCAACCCTGGTTCAATTGGCACCCAGTTTAAATACAAAAAACTACGTATTGTTTGTGACAGTTGCCAACATCAACACCAACGTTATCATTGCGTTAAATGGTTCAATTGATGGCAGTAACTGGTCAAAGATTATTGCCAACCAAACAATTACAAGCAACGGCACTACTCATTACAACGTAGCGAACCATCCAGTTAAATACGTACAACCAGTGTTTGTTTCGGAATCAGGCGGTACCGCTGCCACCGTGTTATTCAGTCTTGGCGCTGGAGATTAAAGTGCGGGTTGCGTAATCCAACCTTCAATCAAATGCCCATAATCCCTGGGCTCAGTAACAGGTATTTGTGTTGATTTGCACACATCACAAGTACCGTAGTGGTAGGTGGCACAGTGTTGTTTAGGTGCAATTACATCACACTGATACCACCTGCCGTACTTGGTACCGCACTTATCACAGACCCAGGTGGGATAGTCAGCTTTCTTTTTCCGCGCCATTGATTAGGTCCAAGAACTGCTTGGCTTTATCGTACTCACGTTTTGTGTAGTTGTAGTTATCGGTTGCAGCTTGCAACAGTGCTTTAAACAATTGATCACCAGAAAGATCACAGCTGAATTCAGCCAAGGTGTCAGCAAAATACTGAGTTGCTTTTTCAAAAGCCAACAACTCAGTTTCACTTACAAGTTGAGTTACTGCGTTGGATGTGTCGTGCAAGTTCTCACGACTGTCTTTGGTAGCCATGGGTTTGTTTAAAGAAGCAACGGGTTGATGAGCTTTGTACCATTTCTGCCATTCTTTTATGGCTTCGATGGGAGTGCCGTCATGCCAATTTTGGTCAATGTCCATGATTAGAAAGGACGCCCCACCAGTGTGGGACGCCCTAGGAGTTTTGTGTGTTTACTGTAAACCTTCAGAAATAAATGTGGGCTGCAGTTCACCAGCTTCCACACGTCTGATAGCTTCTTTCATTTCAAACCAGCGATCACGCATAACATAACCGGCTTCTTTAATGCAGAAGTCCTGCCACAAACCAGTGTACCGATGGTGCAAAGGATGAATTGGATCCTGGCGACCAGAGCATGCGTACATGTGTTCCATGAAGATCACACGTTTTTCTTGCTCTTTCAGATCCCAGTCAACAAGGTTATTCATTGTGAGCGATTGAAGTGACGGAAGTAAAGACGCCAACCACATCAGGGCTGGCTTCAAAGAGTAGCTCATCCAGCTCGTCCTGGAGTGCGGCTGCAACCTGTGTTGGTGTTTTGCCGACAAACGGATCGTAATCCACTTCCAAGTCCACCGCAAAAGACACGGTTAACTTTGGCACTGCAATCGGGTTCATTGATAGCTATAAAGACCTGTCCAGATTAGCAGGAAATTAAATTTGCTTCCATCAGATCTGCCCTGATGAATTCAAAATGTGTTTCCTTTTTGAAGTAAAGTGACAACACGTAGCGCGTGTCCACCAAGGTTGGCCACGCAATGCTCAATCTGATTATTAAATAAGTAGAAAGTTCGTGGTTGATAGCGCAGCTCTAGTACATCTTTATTGTGATCATCAGCCTGGTAACCAAACAAGGTATGGCTAGGGTGATCTAAGTTTAGTTGCATGTTGATACATGACTGCCTGTAAGCATCTACATGCCAGTCATAAAACGTAAACGGCGGAATCCGTAGTAGTCCTAGCCGATCAATAGGGTGGATTGCGTCTACTTCTGATAACGCTGGTTCTGCATCAATCCAAATTGGACTGATCCTCAACGCAATCAAAACCAAAGTGTTTTTGCCAGTCCTGTGGTTCACGGACTAAGGTTCTTGCAGATATTTAAAGAGCCTGGCAGATTTTGTTTTAAGCGGTGCGTAACAATCTTCTGGCAGGATCATTGGTTGTTAATTAGGCGTTCCAGGGAATGGGCTTGCTGTTGCTGGTAAAAACCAAGCCGTTCTTGAATCACATTGTAATAGTTGATGGCAGCATCAACCATTTCTTCTGCTGTCATCTGAGATGCCAAGTTTTCATTTTGAAAGCATAGCGGCCGTCAGTATCGTGACACCCCACTCCTGCTTGCTACCAACAATGGCAGAAAGAGGAGTCCCATCATGCGCTGAACCCAGCCAGTAACTTGGAAACGTTCCCGTCAATCATGGGACTCCTTACGTATTTATTAATTGTATGGTGTGTTATTTATCAGCCCGCATCATGTAGTACCAGTAGGCACGAGCAGCGTTCTGATGGAAACGTTTGCCTTGTAGCAGCTTTAGTTTCTTGTATTCAAGATCATCAGCATTGCTGTTCTGGTACGCAGGCATCTGATCACCGTCGTACAACATGGAGGTTTCCAGCTCATTGATCTGCAGTTGTAAGTTGCAGTCATCAACGGCATGGTTGTGGCAGCTCATTTTGATGTGAGCATCCTCCAGGTCAGTCGGAGGTTCCAGCTTCTCGTAGAACTTCTCCCAAATGTTCGGGTGCTTCCAAGGCAACCAAGCCTTTATCCACTCCTGGTTCACAGAAGATTCGTTTGGTGCGGATGCTGTATTCCTGGTAAGACTTTGACTCCATGAGGGAGGCGGCGACCGGCTTTGTACCAGTTGCGGATGGCATCTAAATTCGGAATGATTTCAGTTTTGGTTTTGGGTTCGATCTTCTCTTCGAGGATCTTTCCACTCAAAGAACGTACCACGGTTTGTTTGGTTGTGGTTACTTCTTGTTCCACGCAGTAGGACTGCCGTTCTTCTTTTGTCCAGTCATCCAACTCAGATGAAATTTCAACAGTGAAGTCGCGTTTTTTTATCAACACAAACTGATAGTTGCGCCCTGTTATTTTGTTTTCATCTTTAGGCAGTGCCCGCCTAAGCCAACTCAACAATCCCTTCAGTCCACGGAGCTGGGATTCGTGGTGACGCTTGGCTTGGGCCAGGAGTTCCGATTCCCTTTTGATGTGCTCAAGAGCTTGCTCATGAGATTCCATGGCGTAGTGGACACGATCCACTTTCTCAGAGCGTAAGGAAGCGCAATTTTCCAGCTCTGCTCGCGCCAAGTCCTGAGATTCAGGAGTGAGGAGAGGAAGAGAGCGCTCCAAGGCACCATAGTGTTCGTACAGCTGAATGATGGTGAGTTCGTTCAGCTTAGTTTGCGTGGCTTGAGCCATGATCAGATGGTGTTGAAATGGGATTGAAATTTGTTGAGTGTGTAGGCCAGCAGCGCTGCGGCTGCTGTCCAAAGTAAATCTTTCAGTACAGGAAGTACGTAAGAAAGAAGTGCTTCAAACATGAGTTGAGATGTAGTGGAAAGCTGGTCAGTTTAACGTCGTGACCAGGACGGCCCTCGGCTACTGGAGATTGTTTAGTCTACGGACTCTGTCAAGTCCTCAGGCCAGTCAGGCATGTCATTGCCTAACGCTTCAGCACAGGCAGCATAAAGGGCATCCATCACAAAAGACTTCTGCCCTCCTCTTCTCCCCAGCTGTTCCAGAGTTCTAGATCAGGATCGGTTTCGTCCCATTCGATGTGAATGGTGCAGCTACCGTCTTCCTCATCAATCACTTCCAGATTTAGCTTTTCGATCCAGTTCTTGTTCGACATGGCCAATCAGTACGTTTTGGGCGTAGTCTCATGATGCATCTTAAGGTCTGCAGCTAGCTTGACCAGCTCCCAGTGGGTGTCTTCTGGGACTTCAAGGTCATAGCGTGTGTGAGTAGTCATGCGTGATTTGAGTGCAAGTTGACGTGCGTAATCAAGAATGTCGTCAGTCATCAGGAAGCTGCTCCAGTGCTCGTCGGATGATTTGTTCATGTGCAGGTTGGTAGCACTGGTTTTCGCCTATGGCGGCAAAGTGCATTTTTAGTGCATCCAGTGCCTGCTCCTTCAAGTTCGGTGGTTTTGGACGGCGGATGGCGCGGAGGTTATCGACCTCCCAAGGTGTCAGCCATTTTTTACAAAAGTCGAGAACTGCCTCCAGCTCCTGGTCAGCTCCCCATTGGGCGGCGCGTATGGACAAATCCATATCACTTTCACCTAATAATGATGGTTTGCCATCGTTCCAGAATTGAGAAATCCACTGCTGCACCAGTTCCGGCGGTGGGGTGATGGGATGTTGTTGTGTCATTTCTTGACGGCTGCTTGGAGTTGAGGCAAAGCTGTACCAGGAAATGGCACGTAGCCTGCGTCCATCATGTTAAAGAACAAATCCCAGGCGTCATGCTGGGTAAACACCTCCCTTGGTTTGTAAGTACGCCAATGAGTCAGCGGCGCTTGTGATCCTGACTTGGTATGCAGCAGGACAAAACGTCCATTACTGGTGGCATCAGAAGGGGGTGCGTACCACCAGGCCACACACCTATCAGGCGTACCACTGGGGCTGGCATTCCTGGCTTCCGTGCGTTTGCACAGCAGCTCCTGTACTTCTGAATCCAGGTCAGGTGGATGCACCAAGGTCTGAAGCCCTGCGATTTCTTGTTGGAACAAAGCCACATTGTTGAGCTGACGCTGAAAGGACCCGCATGAACACCAAGGTTCAGATGCCGGAGCGGTGCTTTCGTTGTCCACCAACTCAGCGTCCAGATCAACGGGCCGATTTGGAAGCCGCATCCCGTCCGGCGCAACCAGATGGCCCAGGTCCGTTTGGTCAGATTTGGAGCAAGGCTGTGAGTTTGTTGATGTCTGATAAGTGTATAAAACGGTCTGCCCAGTGCTTTTGAAGCTGAGCGTTTGGGGTGATGTGTCCGAGGGAGTGTCCATAGGTCCAGCCTTTGTAAAGGATATACGCGTTGTATCTCCACATCCCCGGACCCCGGTAGTCAGGTCCCAGGTATGCAAAGAAGTTTTTAAGACGCGTGGTGTAATCGTTAAACGCGTGTTGGATCAGTGGCCGGTTGTAAGTTTGCTCACTACCATCCAAGCGCACCACAAGGCAAGAATCATCTCGGAGATAAATGCCGGCGACACCAGTGTCATCAAAGTCCTGGAACGCACGGCGTAGGTTCGACCGCGTGTAGATACAAGTTTGTGCGGCGTTAAGTTCTTGTTGAGTTTGGGTTGACATGGGCTGAGTTGAGTTGGGATGAGATCAGATGAAGAGGTCCTTGTTTGGATCTTCTTGCGTTTTGGTTTGTTTTGCATTGGAGTAAGCACTCTTTGCAACACGGTAGGTGGCATAAGCCAAAGCACCCCAGGCAACGGGATTCCCTACAACTGCAAGGATCACCAGCTCCTACCAAACCAAAGGTGCCAGCGGTAGCAATTGCCGCTTTTTCTTTAGGATTCATTTGTTTGACTAGAATTAAAATAAATTGTTCAGTGGTGTACAAATGGAAATCAAGTACGTTCCACTCAGTAAGTTCCAGATCGAACCTTCAATGGAGGATAAGTTCTGGGAAGAGAAAGTCAAAAGGTCAATAGAAGAATGCAATTCAGTCAGTACCTTGAAAGAAATGGCGACCCTGCTTGCGCGGATCGCCACTCAACGTCAAGGTGTGATTCGTGGGCTAGTGCAGGATATGTTCATCTTCAACAATGTTGCAGTTGAACAAGAAGATCTGACCAACCCAGAGATCCCGAACGGGAATAAACTTTAGAGGGAGTCGTCCTCACCAGTCATTTCATCCCGAGCGGGAAGAGCTTTGACATCTACAGGATCCGTGGTGCGGGACACAGGAAGAATCTCAACACCCGGCTTGATACCGTAGGCACCACCCAGCTTGTCAGCATCTTGCTTGGCATGGATGTTGATGTAATCATTGAACAGTTCCTGGAACTTCCAGGTGGACTCACGATCCTCATCGGGAATCGAAAGCTTGTTCAGTGATTCGATTGCGTCTTCCTGAGTGCTGTAATCAGGGATGTCAAAAGATTCAATTGCGCAGATCTCAACGTTGTTGGCGCCGCGCATCTCATTGGCAAGTATTGGAGCAAATACGGTAGTGGCGTAGAACTTTTCATTAAAGCTCAGAGGGACTTCAGCATCCAATGCTTTGCTTAGGCACTTGGACATTTCCTTTTCATACAGGCGCACCTTCTCAGATACGTCAGTGCCATTAAGACCTTTGAGGGTCAGCACCATCGGAATCTTGTGGGCACGCTTATTATCCTGGGTCAGGATGTATACCAGGTATTTGGTACGCACGCTGTAGCGGCGCTTGTACATTTCACCTTTGCTGTTAGCCAGATCAGCAGCCACCTTGTCGTCATCGAACAAGGCCTTGACTTCTGGATTCTCAAAGGTGCCAATGGTCTGACGCATGCCGCTGGTTTCTTCCACCATCAGGGGAGAACGCAGCAGGATCTGGAGGCGAGGCTCAGTAAAGTTCAGACCTTCTTCAATGGAAGTGTTGGGTGCCATGCCAAAGGTCTGCTTGTAGTTCCAGATGACAGAACCTTTAGCAAAGTCAGATTCCTCTGCAGTCCAACCGCAGGTATCCAGATCGGACTTACGTACAAACCAACCACGGGTTTTGGACTTGTTAAGCGGTTGGATGGTCACCAGGTTCTGGTAACCCGATACAAATTCTTTGGACTGGAACATCTTGAAAGATTCCAGGCCACGGGTAGCAAGTGCCGAAGTTTTCTTCACAGTCATTTTGTTGGTGGTTTTCAGAGAGGGTGCAGAAGTGGTTTCAGATTCGAGTTCTTCCATCCAGGATTCACTCATCATGTCAGTCGGAGCCGTAGTCATGGTTGGTTCTGAGTTGGAACACGGATGCTTTTAACGTCATCCCAGGACGGGTGCTTACTCTAATTCGTCTTGTTGCAATGGCAAAGACGTTTGTTTCTTTTCTTGACATTGGAAGTGTTCTTCCGCAATGTCACGCATGCAGCCATAGATTACATCATCGTAATGACCACATCCCCGCAGAAAATCTACAATGTGTCGAATGATGTTATCTGTAAACACCTCCTGGAATGTTGTTAGGTTTTGGCTATTGCCATCCTGGTGCAACAAATAGAAAGTGTCATGAGGAAGTTCTTTATCCAGAGGAAGAACAAACTCAAACTCAGGTTTTTGATTTTCCATTAGAAAGGTGCCTCCTCTAGTTCAGGTGCAGCGCCGTATCGACCAGGCAACTCGGGCAGGCCCGAATTAACAGACCAAGGATCCCCCTCCTCTTCCGAGCCACGCCCGCCCCACAGGGGAGCTGCTGTATCCGACGACAAGGTAGTCGACGGTTTGATCTCCTGCGTGTTCGGTGTTTGATTCCCCTTGGGAGCCAAGGTCATAGAGATTAGCTGGATCTTGGTCTGGCTTTTCTTTTCACCACTGGTATTATCCTTCCAGGAATCAGTGACCAGCCTGCCCTGGATTGTAAGACCAGTTCCCTTGCGTGTGAAATTAACCAGGAGTTCTGCGTTGTTTAACTTATCCTCTGCCGTATTAATGGCATAGAAGTTAAACAGATCAGCTTGGTTACGCCCAGTGTTTACAGACAGTGTTTGATTACAGATCATCAACCCACTTTCCGTAGTTTTAAACACCCTGGCATCGTCCGTAGCAATGTCTTTAACGCAACGGCCGCTGAGGATGACGGTGTTAAGCATCGGGAACTGATCGTTGACCTGTACAGCAGTGCCGCCATGGAGCGAGTGTGTTCTGCTGTCGACATCAAAGCGTAGCTTGGCGCCGTGAATGTAGATGTAGTTTCCTTTACGGAGCCTAGAGAAACGCTCGGCGTTCTTTCCATAGATGTTGAGATCAAGTTGAGTTTGAGCTTTGTTACCCACGGGCGGCAGGATGACCGTGCAGCGCATGGCAGTTGATGAAGCTGAGGTAAAAACCTCGCGCGGATCTTCGGACAGATACGCGTATATAGAAGCAAAGTTCATGTGTTCGGAAGTTAGGTAAAAGGCAGTTTAACGTCGTACCTGGGACGTGGCATCAGTGCGTGTTAGCCCAGCTACACCGACCCTTGAGTCGCCGTCAATCTTACAGCGAAATCCAAAAAATTCCTGTGCTTGCGGAAACGCACGCAAAGCTTGCTCTTGAATCACGGGCGTTAGATCCTTAGGACAGGACAGTTGGATCTCATCGTGAATCATGGCGTGTTGAATCCAATCATGCTCATGTCTTAATCCCAGTTCCATTAAGTTGTTATGTAAGTTAATGACAACTTGTTTCATGATGAGTGCGCCTGCAGCTTGCAGTAGAAGATTTAATCCTTTGAATTCAGACCTACAGAACAATGCACGCTATCCAAACCCCGTAGAAATCCACGGGATTGGATTGTTAATGCAATGTTTTCCTTCAAAGATTTAAGAGCTGGTACACCCTTCATGAATGAATTGATTGCAGCACTTCCTTTCTGACGTAATGTATCTGCATCTTTTTCATTCGGATCAATGATGGTTCCTGCTTTCATAGCGCCACATCCATAGAGCATTCCATACAGCAAACGCTTGCTTACGTCTCTGTTATCCACACCAAACTGCTGCTGGTTGTAAGTATGAATGTCAATAGATTCATCTGTTACCAGACGAGCGTATTCACCGTCATCCCAGATGGCTAGGTATCCGGCCAAGCAACGTAACTCAAGAGCCTTAGCATCGACCCCAATAAGGTCCCAATTATGAGGAGCGTGGAAAAGGTTTCGACATTCTTTTCCATATGGGGAGTAAGATGCTGGGACCTGACCCATATTTGGATTGCGGTGTGCGCAGCGCCCGCTAATGCAACCGTTAGTAACCAGATCGCCGTGCATACATAGGTCATTGTTGTTGACAAGCTTGAGCCAGGCATTGTTTCCATCAGCAATTTGACCAAGGCGTTTCTTGACCAGCATGTATTCAGCTAAGGGTCCAGCTTCGGGGTAGGGCAAAGCCGCGAGTATATCGTCATCAAGTATTGGATTTCCTTTTTCCGTTGTTTTGTCCGGCGTCCATCCGTACTTTTGTTTAAGTCGGTCAGCAATCTAGTACGAGATCCCGGATTGAATTCCTCAAAGCGAACCTTCGTGAAGGGCTGACCTTTAACATAGCCTCGTGTTTTGTTATTGACCTTAGGGATAAAGGTATCTTCATGCCGTATTGGCGGAAACAGTTCCTTTAGGCGGCTCTCAAGTTCCGCTTGCTTTGTTCTAAGGTCATCCACAAGATCAAGGCATGCATCAACATCAAAAGGAAAACCTGCTCGCACTTGTCGGTTAATTGCCAAGGCAAAGTCATGCTCCAGTTTGAGCGCGGGTTCCGGATAGTTTTGGTTAACAATGAACTGCCAAAGCTTGCGAGTAACTGCAACGTCCTGGACGCAGTAGTCCAACATCTCTTGAGAATATGAGGAGAAGTCCTTGAACTCGATCTTATGATCGGCCAAGCGCCATCCCCATGCCTCAAGAGATGCGGTACCACGCCGCTTCGCTGGAACTTGCGGATATTGTTCACTGTCTAATATCCTCTAAAACTTCTTTTGGCCAGATCAATCTGGTACAAATAAGCGTGTCGATAATGCGGCATTTGACGGAGAATGAATGTAGTTTTTGTAGAACAGGGATGTCATAAAAAATTATGTTGTGCCCAATGAGAACATCAGCGGTTGCCAGATGAGCAAGAGCAGCATCAATGCTGTCAGGCCCATAAGTAAAAGTTTTTGCTCGTGTAATGTCATGGAGGACAATGCAAAAAACTTCTGTAGCTTGGTCATAAAGCCCATTGGTTTCGATGTCAAAAATCAACCAGGTTTCATTTTCTGAACCGGGCTTCATCTTGAATTGAGAGTTCTTCACCGGCAAGAGTTTTGTCATTGTTGTTAATCCACGCCAAGATCGACTGAGCCCCTGCCCTGTAGGGATGGGAGAAAATCCTGTTCAGAGCTACTTCTGAATCTAACGGAATTAACAGAAATTGTTTGTCAGAAGGACAGGCAGTAATGGCGTACGGCCTGCCCTCTTTCCACGTAGCAATAACGTAAGACATACAAAAGATGAAAGACGGACAGATAATATCTAATCCATCAAGACATGCAAGGTGTTTTACGTTATCTCCTGATTTGATTTGCCGTATCCCACAAATCCACCTTCTTTCTTGCGTTGAGAGATAGCTTTGCTTGCGTCAGAGCCAGCACGCTGGGAGCCATGAACCAGCAATGCAAACGGTTTGTCACCTAAGCAATGACTGTCATCATGGTCAATTTCTAAACCACGTTTAACAGCTTCTGCTTCTGTGTAAACAACGTAAGCAATACGTTGAAATACCTTTGGATGTTTAGGAATTAAGTAGTCAAGCGTACCACCACAAGATGCAGTGAAATAAAAGTTAGCTGGAATCTGATCAACTAGGTTTAACCACATGCCAAGGGATTTGGTGTAAGCATAAAACTTTTGTTGAGGCCTTGTTTGTGCAGCCATAAGCCAAGCCTTCATGTAGTTCTCAGTCCAGAAATCGCCAGCTTCATGGACCCGCACCAAATCTTTGGGTGGCATCATGGTCAACGACACATCAATAAGTTTGCAAAGCAAAGCAGCCTGGTCTTCACCGGAATACATGACTTCTCGCAACAAATCCCAGTTGTGCCAACGAGCATCACGTACGTTAGGCCTAACTTCTGCCATAGCAGAAAAACAACGGAACTCATCTGCAATAGTGCCAGTGAGCTGCGGTAAATCTGTAATAGCACCTGTGGTTCTATCTGCAAATGTTTTGCAAACGCCAGCGTTTGGGCATGAGTAACCAGATGGCAAGCTAAAGATCAAACGATTCTTGAGCTTACCGTTACCGGTAGAAAACTTAAGGAGTTTCATGAGTTGAATTGAATTGAATGAAAGCAGTTTAACGTCATACTCAGGACGATAAACATGTGATTGTATGGGGTGCAGAAGAGCAGCGTTAACCCCAAAGGAATCAGGGTTTCTGGAGGCTGCACCTTCTTGTGGTTATGTTACCGCATGAACAACATCATTTACAGATGTTGACATATAGTTTTGGTATCAATAAATACCAAAATGAAACAAGCATTGATTGTTTATTTAATAGATAAAAAGAAAAAAATAACACGCAAAGAAACTGAATCTAAACGCGCCATCAAAGAACTAGAAAAACATAAAGCTGCAATTTACTGATTCATTGAACACACAGTTTCTCCAATGATTGGGAACTGTTCACAGAAAATAGTTCTAATTTGTTCTGCAATTTGTCGGTGTTCGAGTTGGGTTCCTGGGTCACAGCGTAGTTGGATGTAATGAATCCATGAGCGGAGTGTACCGTTCATGTAGAGTTTAGTTTGAGTGCCTAGCGGAAGAATGTTCCTAGCGCACTCTTTGGCAATGCCAGTGCTGATCATCTCCTTGTAGAGGTGCTCAGCATCTTCAAACAACTGGCTGATACGCCGGTAATAACCAGCGATCTCTTCGGGGGACAGATCATCAATACTGTTCTGTCTGTTCTTGTGGTCTTGCCTACGCAGATGCGGGATTTCAGCAGAGCCAAGCTCCCTGGTATCTGCATAACGTTGACTGAATTCCTGGAAACTAAATGAACGATGTCTCAGGATTTGCGCCGAGATTGAACGAGTTGTTTCAATTTCAACACACATGTTTGCCATTTCAAATGGCGACCAATGTTTATGGTTGATCAGGTATTGCAACAGCTTGGGTGCTGTGTCCATGTTGTCCTGATTTCTTGGAGCACTGACGCGTGCCATGTAAACAATCAGTTCTTCTGCATTGGGCGTAGCAGAGATGAGTTCAACCTTCATAGTGAATTGCAATGTAGGAAGTAATGATACTTGGCACCCCAAGGATCTGTGTACTGAACCACGTCACAGTTGTTGTATTTATCTACAACCTTGAACTTAGGTTCAGCTTCAATTGTTTTACCAAACATTGCATAAAACAAAAGAAGAAAAACTAATGAAGCAATTACTGCAACAACAACCATTTGAGTACGGTCGTCCATTATTCTCCTGGCACCGATACATTTTTCATCATGCTCTCAAGATCACGTTCGTGACAGATACGAAATGATGCGTGTTCTCTTGGTGACTTGAGATGATCCCATTGAATTACCAACATGTTTTGCTTGGCCTTGCGTGTAGTAAGTTTGGTTTTAAATCCAACGACCACACCATACCGTTGTGTACGGTATTGAGCAGTACGCTCTTTGCTTTCTTTTCGGGTAGCAATAATCCCATGGGTCTTGGGGCGTTCCGCAACGCGATCACCAACCCGAAAGACAACAGGTTTTCGTTTCATGATTCGTACCAGGTGCAGTCAGAGGATTCAGAAGTGTCGTATTCAGGGAAATCATATGCACACTGTTCGCCATTGTTGTGTTTGCAATCAGTACACATATATGGTTCCTGTTGTGTTTGAGCTGGCGTAGTGTTAAGCAGTTTATAAAACTGACTAACCAAAAACAAATTCCGCTTTGCTTCCTCAAAGAAGTCAGATGTAACTTCATGGGTAGTAAAGCGTTCCTTGCAATAATCACATTGTTTACGCCGACGCGTAGAAAAATGTGTTTGCCTGCTTTCGATAACACGCAAACCAGGTTGTTTGCAGTGTGGACATTCAGGAAGAAGAGTCTTCTGAAACGCCATTAGTTTGGATCAATAGAACAAGGTGTGTTATCAGTAGCTTCCTGTTCTTCTGCTTCTCGTTTCTCTTTAGGAACAGGAATCTTATCCAGTTGCAGTGAATCCAAGATATACAAAGTGGATTCTTCTCCTTTAATGCGGAACATATCTGGAATAATCTCCATTGGATTTTGGAGATAGTAATCAATTAGATACAGTTCACACATTTTGAACATAGTTTCCATTGGCAACTCATCAACGATGTTTGCCACGGAAGCTTCAAGGACGGCAGGCCATGTATGCCTGGGAATCATGTCGCATACTTTAAGGACAAGATCCATGTCCACCTCAGCAGGCTGAGGGATTTCTTCCTGTTGTGTTAATACATCTTTATAAGCTTGAGGCAGTTGACTTTCCATTGTTTCTGGGTTGAGTTTCATAAGAAAGAGCCCCCGCTTATAGCAGGGGCTTGAACATTCCGGCTTGATATTAGGCGGGTTGAGCGGATGTGTCCACTACCTGCTCCATCAAGCCAGCTTCTTTAAGGCGATCGAGCATGCCGCACATAATGTTGGCATGGGTATGGGTTTGTTCCATGAACATGCGTGCTCGGTCTGCTGACATAGTGTGGACCCTACCGTCGGGTTCCACATACTTCCAGCTGCCATCAGGCTGGGGATCACCCTGGAGGGCAAGACGTTCTGAGTTTCGAACGTACCGTAGCTCGAGGTTGTGATAGTCCTTAAGACCGTCAGCCGCTGTCCAGGTTGCGCCAATGTTGTAGCGTTGCTCATCATCAGAATACGCGTGGAACTCTGGAATGAGATGACGAAAAGCAGAAAGGAATTCCATCGTCGTAATAAGTTGTAGTTGGTACCCGAGGTGAGATTCGAACTCACGCTAGAGCGATTTTAAGTCGCTTGCCTCTTCCGCTTGGGCTACTGGGCGTACCTGGACTTACCTCTACATCAATGGATGTTGAGTGCCAGGTATGGTCATGGGGTAACGGCTCAGTGCCATAATCCCATGTGTACGTGAGTCTTCCTCATCTGCGAGGATCTTCTTCAATCAGATATGTGCTGGTGGTGAATTGTCATGGATAAATTCACCAATGTTTGCCATGGCCATAGCCGAAGAGCTGGCTTATCGGTGTAGCTCGGTCATATTAAAAGGGGATCCTGTAGCGAGGATAGGATCCCCCAATGCTGTATGGTCAGCCCACAGAGCTTAGCGCCTTGTCTCGGGTTTTGCAACGCTACCCGGAAGGCTTCTGTGTACTGCTGCTTGAGATGATCAGAGAGAACAGAGTTGGACAAGCCACGGATCTGTTCTACTGACATGAAGCCATTGTTGACCTTGAGCTGGATGGTAAACTGAGGTTTGCCATCAATCATGCAGAGCACAATAAAGTGCTGTTTTCTGCGGACGCCCTCAGCATATCCAGAGGCAGAGCCCGACGCAGTTGCGTCACGGCCTGACCCCAAAGGGCAAGCTGATGGGTGTCATGGGGCTGGAAGAATGTCCAGATCTCCTGGCCCTGCTCAACCTTGATAGGTTCTGGAAACAGATCTTGAGGCAAGCCCTCGTTGGGATTACTGATCTTCCAGGATTCTGCTTGAACATAATCATGGAACTCAGCAATACGCCAACGTTTGGGAGGCTCAGAGTGTTTCCTTGTTATGAGAGGATGCGAGCAAGCATGGATACAGTGTCATTCCAATCACTGAAGTGATGAACATGACAGTTGAGGTCTTGACTCCAGTTGTATCTGTCTCTGTTTGATTCCTGTTGTTTCTCATGGAACTTGGCAAGCATGCCAAAGAATGAACCAACAGGACATATGCTGACGCAGCCATTCTGCCGCCTTGTCAGAACTATAGTTCCTGAACCTGGCACGCAGGCCCAGGTCATACATCTGTTTCTGATAGCAAATCGACAGGGCAGTCCAGGCCAGATGCGTCTGAACATGTAGGACGTCCCCAGCGAGTCGCACCTGACCGGCGTCCGACACCGCACATCGATCTCCCGTCTGATAACCGACAGGCAGGCTATTGCTGATGCAGCAATGGATAGCTGAAGTTCTTCCTGCATCCATTTACGGAAGTATGGAGTATTAAAGATATGGCTGTCTTGCACTTTATCGATGTATCGCAGTTCATGAGTCCAGTTGACATAACTGGCATAGTGAGTTGCTGCTTTAGCAACAGACAAACAAGTTGTCAACTGGTCTAATTGCCAGCCAACTCTGCTTATCTTCTGGGATGTGCTTGTTAGAAGTTTCAACAGCTTTCCAGATCTCGTTGGCATTGCATGCGTGCAAATGTCTCACGCGAATCTTTCCCAAGTAGGGATACTTTCTTCTAATGCTTTACGGAATTCGTCTACCGCTTGGTGAGACTTCACGGCTCTTCTCAGTAGTAAGAAGCAAGGTGATCAGCACGCACCTTGGCCCTGGTGTAACCATTAAAAATATCTGGTTCGGTTAACTGTAGTTCTGGTGTACACATAAAATGTGGCTACGGCCTACCTGTACCGGCGTGCATTCATCAATCTTGTCCGGCGTCGAGCGACTAAGAACCTTACGTGCAGAAGCCGTATCTTTAAAACGCAGGTAGCGAAACCATAAACATAATCTTCGCCCTGCGGCGGTAGCCACACGCAGCGTACCAACACTGTTCGGTAGTGGTAGAGGATTGCTTTTGTAAGTAAGCGAGCACGGAGTTGCAACATCCACAGGCGTAGTAAATTTCTGAAATCGATAACGTGCCTCATTGCCATTGATGTTATCGATTGCGTCTTGTCTGTAATGATTCTCTTATAACTGAATGTGGAATGAGATGAGGAATGTTTCCTGAACTGGATACTTAGATTTCTTGGCAGGATTCTGTTTGCGTTGTTGACGAGCCAGTGCTTTGAGCTGGGTCATACGCCAACAGTTCAGTTTGTAGGTTGGAAGGTAGTTGGAATTGCATGGTAAGTTTGGAGTTGAGTTCGGAGTTCGGCGAGCAGTTTAATGCTCATGCTCAGGACAGCTGATCAGTTCATGAACCCAGTGGCCAGGTAAACTCTGCCCTTAGGTCCACGAACAATGATGTACCAGCGTTTGAATTCGATAGAGAATCCAATCATGGATCTAGATTCCAATCGGATGTGTCGACAAGTTGCCAGTTAAGATCGAGTGAATGGAGATAGCTACAGAACCCATCTTCGTCAGTAGGGATCTGTTCGCCATCATCCAATTTGAAAGATGCTGAGCGAAGAGCTGGAGCCCATTCCTCAGGATCAAAATATGATCCTCGATAAAGGAGGCGCATATCCTCCACAACCGCTGTAACTGTGACATTAGTTCCGTTGACTGAAGTGTCTTCAATAGCAAGGACTGACATAAGTCATACCTCAGTAAGCTGACGTGGTTTCATAAATTCAGAATCAGGTCCAAGTACTTTTCAACAAGATCAGGAAATGCATCAAGCAAACGCTGACGATTTACTGGATCTGCAAATTGCAAAGTTTGTGCCGAATGCACTAACGAATGAACCGCCACTAGCCTGCATGAGACAGAGCATGGCAAAAAACTGTGTTTGATTCATGGATTGAATTGCAATGTGATGTGAGCAGTTTAACGTCATACTCAGGACGGATCTTCAGAATAATTTAATATTCCGTTTACTCAATCCTGTGCCAGGCAATGACACAGAGCCAAGCAGGCCGCTAGGGCGAGCGTTGACTGTGAATTGAAATGGTCCAAGTTTGAATGACTTGGTATAACTTTTGATGCCACGCTCGGGGGTGATGTTGACACCAGCAATGGTGCGATCAAAGTTAATGCTGATTTCTTTTGAGTCATTAGTCAAGGAGTTTGATTGCAATGATTGTGAAACAGATCAGTGCTGTTACTAGGACTAAAGCTTCTGCCATGCTCATCGAAGTTCGTCAGGCAGGAGCATGTTGGTGTCTTTCTCGTTCATGTTGGACATGACGAATGTTTCAGCCGTCAGGTGAAATAAATCCACCAACAAATCCCATACCGTATTTATCTGCAGACTCACGCATCTTGGCAGTGAGTTGCATGAAGGCAAGCTTCTGTGAATCTAATGAATTAGGAATGGTTGGTTTGTTGGATGACATGAGTTGAGATGGTGATAGGTGAATGGAGTCTACCAGTAATGTCAAGGACGTACTACTGGTATGTAATAAATCCTTCTTATCGAATAAAGGATTTCTCCCTGGTACTCCCCTTCGGGGGTCTGGGGGCTGCTCACATCGGATACGCTCCTCCTGCAGGGACTCACTGGGCCAATGATTGTTTAGGGGATTCCGCTTGGTTCAGGCCCAACCGGAAACACCGACCATTTTGTTGAAGCAAACAAAATGGTTAGCAACGATGAAGCAAGGGGCGCCTGGCCGCACCAGGCTTAGGTTCTAATGCGAACCAGCCCTTTGCTTTACCAACAATCACTTGTGTGCTTCCTGGTGTTCTTTCCATGCAGCAGTGTGCATTTCATCCATAGTTATGGGTGGTTCACCAGTCAGATCATCATCTGATGGTTCGTCCCACCTCAGTTGCTCTTTCGAGCAGACCAATAGCTTCCAAGATCAGCTCTGGAGCTTCATAAGGAAGTGTTTTGTCTGGCCAATCGCGTTTGTCTTCGCGTTGGTAGATAGCACTGAGTTCTTTAAGGATGAGATAAATGCGACGTTCTTCACGCATGGCAAAAGGTTATCTGTGTACCGTCTGAGCGTTGGTACACAGTTGTTATTCAAAGTGCAGTTCAGTTTGTGACATGAGTTGAATTGCAGTGGGGTTAAAGCAAAGCCTGGTATTCATCCACGAAGTTTGCTACGATACATAAGTAAAACTTATATGCTGATTGGTGCTTTAATCATTAGATTAAGCCAAGGATTGAAAGCCACGAGTCAGGGTGGTCCGGTTCGACCTTCTTCGTCGTCTGGCGTGAAGCAGACGCTGTCGAACGACCACTCCTCGATGTCTTCGTTGGTTGGGACATCGTACCAACCTTCGAGTTTCTCTTCGGTGTGGACTGGTTTCCAGTAGCAGCGCAGGGTTCCTCGCTTGTTTCTGTAGACACAACCAGTGGTTGGTGCTCCAGGTTTGTCTGGATCCCAGTTGATGTCAGCTTGAAATTGTTCTTGGGCTTCCTCTTCGGAGAAGGGGACGTAGCCAAAGCTTTCTGCAATGGCTTGGAGCTTGTTGGATGAAGCATGAGATGAACTCCGTGATAATAATTAGAGATGATTGTGATAATGATAATGATGATGTCTGGTTCTTGATTAGCTTTCGTCATCGTATTCCTCAGCATTAATTACGTTGAATCCAATGAACTGTACCATTGTCGTTCGACGAGGGTCCATTCGGATTGATCTGATTCACGCATAGCCTGCTCTTGTTCATATGCCATGTCAGCCATGGCATCTAGCAAGTCAGCGTTGTAGTTGTTGTCCATGGGTTGAATTGAATTGATAAAAGGAACGAGCAGTTTAACGTCATACTCAGGACGGGGTGATACCACCCCAGATTTGAGTGAATTCAATAAATTAATTCACATCTCTCCATGCAATGCCACGGGCAATGTTGGAGATACTGCAACCAGTAACACCAAACTTCTTACCGATAACGTTATAGAAGTTAGTAACTGTGCCGCAGGAACGCCTGAGGTTCTCATCCTTCAAGATCATCTTGATTTCCTTGACGGATTGAGGGTTGAGTTTAGAGGGTCCATCCCAATTACGAAAGCTACGCTTGGGATAACGCTTGATTGCTTCCTGTCCACTCCCCCGATCATCCCTGGCACCTATAACAGCCTTCATCTGTGGTGCTGGCTGTTGGATGGGGGATAGGGGGAGTTGAGTGGGAAGCCAAGAGTTACAGAGGTACCGTCTTTTATGACGGAGATCGTGACCTCGTTATCCCTGGTAATAACCGAGACGTGGTCCGGTTGTTGGATGTCCAGTTGGCTGAGAGCTTCCATGAGTTGTAGTGGTTAGCAAATAGAGAGTAGCTAGTCCCTGCAAGAATGCAAGCACTAGCTGTGGTTTGTTAGATCGACGAGACACTAGGGGTGTGGCACAAAGTCCGAGTGGGTTAGCAGTTGGTGGACTGACAGGCAGTCCTCAGCAATCTCGTCTTTGGTGCAGCCGTCCCAGTCATCAGTTTGGTTCTCGATCACCTCGCAGCCAAGGTCTTCGAGTTGGTCGATGAACTGATTCCAGTTATGGGCTTCACCCCATACGTGGGCGTAGCGCCCAGTACAGTCAGTGACTAATGCGATGAACATTAGTAGGCTCCGATATATTTGGTGATGTCGACGCCCATAGCTGCGCCAACCGTCATGGCAGCAATTGCTACGCAAAAGATGCCGACGAAGAGATTGGACAGGGGCGTCTCACCGTGTGTCTCATATGAGTCAAGGTGTATGTAACGATTGACTCCAAGTTTGATGATGTGTTTCATGTGATGAGATGTTGGGTAGTAAATAGTGTGCAGGATGTGAGTCCTGCTGGTGCTCTTCTATACAAAAGAGCAAGAGCAGAAATCAATTGTTTAAAAGAAATGCATTTACATTGGCTAACGTTTGAGGATCTCTAAGTTTCGAATTGGAATCCGATAAGTTTGAGCCATTCTTAACGCTTGTCCTGTTCCTCCTGTAATTTGTCCTCCAGGCGTATATGCAACAACCATCTTTACGGGATCATTCATGTTTGAACCTAGAAGTTGCATTGCGTTCCTTGCCATTAAAGAACGAGCAAATTCAGACAGTCGTTCAGGAGCTGGATGGAATTGGTTAACGGTAGCAATTGCTTGATTCCAGCTAGGCAGTTTGCTTGAATCTATGTAAGAAATATGATCTGCATAACGAGAATTAAAACTATTTGAAGGAAGATAAATCTGTTTAGATAAAGGATTAAGAAACACCGCGTTCAAAAGCCGTGTCTGCTCCTGCAGCACCTCCTGATCTTAACGTGTATCCCATTCCTTCTAACTTAGAAGCTAAACGTGTCATAACACTTAAGATTTGAGGCGGTGTTGAACGAGCACCGATTCCTGCGTAATACATGCTTACTGAAATAAATTAATTTTAACAAAGGAAAGGACACGTCCATATAAATACGAACGTGTCCTAAATGTCCGTACGTTGTCCGTACGTTAGATCAGAGTGCGATCTCCTCCAGTGTGGGCTGAACCACGCCAGAGGTTTCTGCCTTTGATGCAGGCTTACGACCGAACTCGTAATCCTTCACAAGCAGCTGGATCTCTGGACGTTTCAGTACCTGGAGTTGGTTCTGATCATCCATGTAGGTAGTACGAATACCATTGATACGGCCGTAAACCCGAAGCTCCTGACCGACAACGAGGTTGCCGTTGGAGTATGCGGTGTTGAGGCCGTTGTTATTCGTGAAAGTGAGAGTGATGCTGACCATGGAGTTCAGGTTGTGAATCATCTTCACACCAATGAACTGGCTGTTGTCCTCTTCGTTGGTGAATTGCTTGATGAAAGCAATCCGACCTTGGAACTGGACATGAGCCGAGTCAGCATACTGCTTGAGGTCAGCAGTGTCAGTAGCAGGAGTAGTAGCCATTGGGTTGAACTGAGTTGAGTTGAAGTACAGGATAGTAAGTCCTGCAGTAAACCCACCACCGATACGAATTCGTATCAATGGAAGGGTTAAGTGCAAGCTTCACTTGCCTAGGTACGAATCCTTGATGCAGTAGTACGTGTCACCAAAGGATGGTCTGGCTGTAAGATGAGACTGTGCTTAGGTAAATCGTTACATGTGCGTTGGTAGTGATTGTTCAGTAGCTTCTGTCCGCCTACGGACAGCAACATACCGGCACCAATGCCCATCACGATTGCAAGCACGGAATCAATCATGTGATTGTTAGTCATTGTAGTTAGGAAATGAAATGTGATCTGAGCTGTAGCAGTATGAGTAGAACTCCTGCATTTCTGCATGCAGTTCTTTCACATGACGGAAATACCGTGGCCGAGAGTACGTGTCTCGATGTCGATCCACTTCTCGTGATGCCACGGTGTTGGAAATGAAGCTGAGTTGATTGCGCCGCCGTACCACACAATGCGGGTACGGTCGTCGCACTCAGGTTGATAGGTGAGCATGGTCTTGAAGCAAGTAATGCCATTCTGATGAATGGCAATTGCTGGAGGAGGGTTTGCACCTCCTCTCCCGCTTTAACGGATCAGCTGTGAACCTGTTCCTTACGAATAAGGAAACGTTCACCTTCCTCTGGTTCCTGGGATTGAACGTATTTGTCAGCCGCTTCACGGCTACCAAACACACCCATAAAGTGATCCTGGTACAGATCACAGAGGATAACGACGTAAACCGACATGGCTTACTCCAGTTGTGCGGTGCCCATCTCCGCTGGGGGCTAGGAGTTGTTTGGCAGGCCTGAAGCCTGTTGGAGGATTATCAATGTTTGACAGGAGAAATGTTAGGCATGATTGCATTGGCCAACTTGATGCGACCAATGGTAATCAATGCACTGATCTTCTCCTTGCTCTTATCATTGTCCAACGCCTTGGCGGCGTTGTTAAGTTGTTGAGCAATGCCCTTACGGATGCCCATGTTGTCTCCGATGTGCGGTGCCCATTTCCGCTGGGGGCAATACTGAGTGGGGGATTCGATCCCCCGGCATCACGCCTGGTACTCAGAAAGGAATGAAATCAACTTCAAGAAGCTCTTGCTCCCATTCTTCAAAGGTCTTGAAGTATGCGGTCGCATCTTCTTCAGTTTCAAAATCTTGTTCGCATCCTTGGAAGTATGCGTCTGCAAATGTGTAGTCTGTGTTGGGTTCAAACGGTGAACGTTTGATCTGAACGAAGTAAGTCATTAGAATGAATTGAATAATTGATTCGTGAGAATCAAGGCTGTTCAGTGTAACTCCTGTTAACTTCAGCAGTTCACTGTTCTATACCGCAGCTCCATCGGGGAGAGCGAAACCTAGTTTCAGGCGCGATAAGAGTTCGTATCACGGCTGATTTAGGCAAGGAATGTCAGGGTTCGCTAACATTTCATGGTAAATGAAATGTGACGACCCCGCAGTTCTTTTTTTCTCCCCACATACTCAGTCGCGTGGCGGGTGGGAGCAATACTGTAACTGAACGAAGACATTACAA